GGGCTGTTGGCGCAGGAGGCTCCGTGCTTTTCACATCAGTAATAACTATATACACAGTCAAATCCGCTTCCGGAACCGTCTGGCAAGTGAAGGTCAGATTATTGGCAGCTTGTCCGGTACAGAGGATTCCGGCAGCAAGGTAAGCGGCTTGCGAGGCAATAGCAGGCACAGGCTGAATCAGCTGCTTTGTCTCGTCGGCAAGTACTCCTGGAACAGTGATTGTCTGAGCATTTCCAGACCATGCAGACGCGAGAAGCGTCACACCATGGACCATCGGCTTTCCGCCCGCATTGGCGAGTACTTCCTGAAATTCTTCCTCCGTCCCCGTATATCCCCCATCCACCGCATACTGATAAGCTGATTTGCCGGGAAGTCCAATCCCTGCCACCAGCTTTCCATTTACTTTGATTGCCATTGTTTACCCCACTTTAATAAATGTATTTACCCCAGCAATATTGATTGTCGGCAATTTCCGAAACCTCATATCGTAGTATCTAATCCCGTTATTAACAGGCGACGCATTAGGTTGTGCGGAACATATTAGAAAATAGTCATGCACTAGTAGTCCGCAGGAAGAGACTGCGCCTGCCAGCGATGTAATATACCCTATTTCCCAGTTCTGCAAATCTTCTGAAAACACACAACCAAGATAATAAGTTGTACTGCTTGAAACCGTTTTAAAACCGCAGAATGCGGCATAATACATTCCGCCTTCATAGACAACAGCGCTAATGGTTCCGTCTCTTAACGAAAGTTCACTGAATGTCCATTCTCCACCAATAGAGTCTGAAAAGAGGATAGCATTATATGAGGCAGCCGTTTCAACGTATTTTTGGAAAATAAGATATTTCCCATTTAGATATGTGAACAGGTTTGGAGAATAACTATTTTTCCTCTCACATACGTCCTGATACTCCCACGGGCCATTTAAACTGCTGGCATATTTTAGGCCAACGTGCCAAGTTGAATTCTCGTCCTGCTGCATTACACACAGCACGTATTTGCCTTCCGCATAAACAATCCGCCATACCCGGGGTATAAAATCCATGGGAATTGCGGCCCATGCCCCATCTGGTGATTGTGCGGTGTAAAAATAGTGTTTCGCTACGGAGTTGACCGTTTCCGATGTCATCAGCACAAACTGACCATTGATGTACTGGACGGATCTGCCGTAAGAACCTGTCCCTGTTGATTGATGGACATCCACCGCGCTCCATGGGCCATTTAAATCAGACGCGTACCATACCCGTGAAACCCAATGATCTGAATCATAAAATTGGCTGGCCGCGACATAATATCCGTTCGCAAACAGAAAATCATTGATTGTCCCGCTAGAACCCGCCGGGATAATGACGGATTCTGTCCAATTTGCATCAGGAGAGCTCGCGTAGTAGATTTTATTTTGAAAAACGCAAATATAATTCCCGTTGATATGTTGCAAGACACTGTTTCCAGATGGGCCACTTGTCTCTCCAAACAGATTTTCTTTATATGATGTCCCAAACTTAAACGGAAATTCTTCCACATACTTCGGATAATCTTCCGCCGAAATGATAGTGCCGTTTGCCAATACCCAGTTCTCACCTAGTTCGGTTTTTGTTGTTAAGCGAACATCTCCAATTGCGAAAGATTCTCCACTACTTTCCCCAGAACCAGCCTCCTCCGTAAACTCAATCGTGTACGGGCCGGAGCCGAGGGTTTCGGACATAGAAGCCGTTCCGCTTCCGGGAACCGTAACGGCCTGATTCGCTCTTGCGATTCCCTTGTCAATTTCCGGTCCCGTGTAGGCCCCGTTATATCCATCTGTTGTCGGCATATGATCACTCCCTCATGCAGAGATATGGCTCCCCATCGGCGGTAATGTAGGCTGTGCTGCCAACAGGAATATAATAGTAGTTGTCGTTCCAGCTTCCGTCTTCCCCCTGTGCAAAGAGGGAAATTCGATAGTTCCCGTCTCCATGAACAAGGTAATCGTCATACACCTCGAAACTCCGCTGTGTGTTCGCCGGGGTGGTGGAGAAGGACGCGATCAGCGCCCCCTTCCCCACGCCGTACTCCTCCCCAGCCTTCGTAGCGCGGCACTCAAACGCCTGATAGGGAATATCTGACTGAAACGCCACAATGATATAATCAAAGCCAGACACGGCGGAGACCTTTTCTCCGGAAATAGAGAATGTCAGCTTTGGGGCCGCCATTATGCCACACTCCAAATTCCTGCGGCAGTCTTGACGAAGACCTTGACAATCTTCACGCCGTCTCCGGTAGACGCGCTCTCCAAATCGGTTCCGTTAATCGTAACCTGGATATTAGTGGTGGCGGGATAATTGCCTTCGTTTCCGCTGGTGTTGATGGAGCCGCCAGTGGTGGGGATCAGGGTGCCCGCATCCTGCTCGCTGGAATTGGCAGGAACCACGCAAACCTTGTACTCGTCAAACTCCACATCGGAAGTAAAGTTGATAACAGACTGATTGAATCCCGCAATCTTGGAAATCTTGCTCTTGTCCGGGCCGGTGACTGTGACCACGGGAACCGTAGTGTTGAGAGTGATATCATCCGTCACCTCGGCGCTCTCGTTGCCCACATCGTCACGGACCTTGATATGTACAGTCTTCAGGCCATCCCCAGAAGTCAGGTTGACGCTCTTGCTGGTGGCAAAGGTCTCCCAGCTGGCGGACTCTTCCTCCGCGACACCATCAATTCCCCAGATTTTCATCTGGTAGCCGGTGGTCTGCTCGTCGCTGACTCCAATGGTCAGCTTTACCGCTGTACTGGTCGCATACAGTGCCCCATCATTGATTTGCAGTGTCAGGCCAGACGGTGCGGTGGTATCAAGAGTTAGGTTAAAATAGCTTGCCATTTACTGACTCTCCTTTGTGTCAAGTTGGATATATACATAGGCCCCTGGCCTTTCATAAACATTCTCGCTGCCAGCCATGATGGTTTTAATCCCCATCTCTCCCAGCATCAAGGTCTCTATGGTCTCTGTTCCTGCATAAATCATTTTGCTACCCCCGAATCAGATAGAGCGTGGTGGGGCTCTTTGTGGGAAGCTCCTCATATTCCTGCCTGTCCATCACACGGATCACTGATATCTCCGGAGATGATACATTGCCGGAACCGGAGCCTCCCAAAACCCACTCCGCAGCGCCGTCCAGAACACCCAGAAACTTTCCTTCGTCCTCTGGGGTAATTTCCGGCACTCCATCTCCGGGCGGTCCCTGTGGCCCCTCCGGGCCGGGTTCTCCATCAAACTTTCCGGCATCCGCGTCATCCCGTACACTCTGCGCAATCTTTTCCGCCTGTTCGGCGGCTTCTAAAATCTGACTGTACACATCTGGCGTGGGAGGCTGCGCGTTGCTGCCCAGCGACACGCCCTCCCGAATTTCTCCCAGCTGCGCCCAGATGGTGGGGAGAACGACTGTGCCGCCCTTTGTTCCATATACGCCAACCGACAGGTTTCGTCCCGGATTCTCCAATACCTCCCACGGAATTTGGCACTCGTTAGAGTCGTCCAACACCACGGAAATTTGATCGTCGCCCGCGTGGAATACCGCCGTCCTGTCCAGGCCATCCCAATCCGAGTTGAAGGAAAATCGAACCATGTAGACATTAACGGAACCACTGGTCACGCCCTCTTTTGCGCAGACTTCCAAATATATTTTGTTGGCTTGTAGATGGAACATGATGCACCTCTTTCGGACGCTGAATTAGGAATAAATTACTGGAATAACTCCGCACAAAGGCAATTAAAATATGTCGAATTCAATGTTATACACACTGTAGCCAGGTTTTGCGATAAAGGCTCCGTAGGAAATTCTATATCCAGAAACGTCCTTAGTAGTGTCTACCCAGTATGTATTATCAAAGCCTTCAATAACTTTAGGGCGAAACTGATTGTTGTTTGAGTCCATAATGTTAACAAAAATAACAGTACCAGGAACATAAACCGATATGACATCATTAACAACTTGATTATATCTTTGTATAAGTCCTGCGGGTGATACAAACTCAACAATATCCGTCGCGCTTCTAACACGAAGGGTGCCTGTGAAAAACTGTGATAATTGTCCTGTACCACTCACCTTTACCCCCGCCTCGCTGGTAAAGGTCTTTCCTGCGGCTACGTCTGCGGCGGTGGCGTTGCCAAAGTTGCTAATTGGACACATCATATTAAGTATCGAATCTTTTCGCATGATTCTGTCCATTTCAAATGTGTAGTCCAGCTGAAGATTGGTACTGTTTAGTGTTGGGGTCGTATCTATCACCGTATAACCGGAACCTGCGGTACTTTCTCTTAATGTCCCCGTCACAATCTCGCCATTCTGGTCAATCAGCTGCTTCCCCTGTGCCATATCTGCCGCCGTGCCGGGATTTGTCAATGTTGGAAGCTGCGTCCCCGTCTCAATCGCCGCGATTCTCGCCGGGAAATCATTGGCAGCAATAGGGTCAGAGCTGCCTTCTTTCGCTCTAATAGCGTCCGCAATCGCTTTCAGCTTGTCCCCCTGAGTGCTCAATAGCTCGCCTCCCAACTGTCCAGGATCGCCGCCTGAATAGAGGTATCTGTGTGGCTCTTCGCGGAGTCCAGAATCCCGTCCGCGTAAGTAAAAATATCCGTGTTCTTATTCTTCGTGTCGTATACGCTTTTCAGCATATCGCCGGAGCCGATGCCGTCCGCGCCATTGTACACGGTAAATGTTCCAATCGCTTCATCGTCCGAATCGTACATCGTGTAGGTGTCTGTGGTTCCCGCCGCTCCGGTACCGCTGGTGCGCGTAATGCTTTTTACAGACGTTCCCTGCGGGCCGACAGGACCCTCCGCCTGAATGGTGGTATCTTCATAGGCCCCGGTTCCGCTGTTCCATACCTGCCAGAAGCCCGTCTCCTCGTTCACCTGGGGCGGGTGGGCTGTTACCTGCGCCGCCGCTTCTGCAGTCTCTGCGGCCTCCTGCGCTTTTTCCGCCGCGTCCACAGCCGCTTGTACATTGGCGTTAGCTGCTTCCTTGGCAAATGACGCAACCTGCGCGCCCGTCACTTTGGAGGCCACCCCCTGCTGCTCCGCAACAAAGAGGGAGTCATTGTCGATGCTCTCCACTGCCGGGAGTGTGCTGATATTCTTATCGGCCATCGTGTTCCTCCTTGAGATTTGCGGATGCTTTCCGCAGCTTGCTCTTGGCTGCTGCCATCACTTCTACCGCGTCTCCATTCACAGAAAGCGTTGAAAGAATGGCAATCGCATCATCAATCAATTTCTTTGTCTCTTCCATATCAGCCCTCCAAAGCTTTCAATCGTTGTTCCAACTGCTGAATTTTCGCCGTCAGCACCGCGACAAACTCTCCATAAGAAAGGCCATACCGCCCCTCGTCATCTACGGACAAGGCCGCGAAATCATCCAGCGGCATCCCGATTTCATTTAAAACATCCTCCACATCCTGTGCGATAAAGCCCAGGTGGCGCTTGGCTTCTTTCCCTTTATAGAGAAAGCTCACTGGGTTCAGCCGGTCAAACAGAGAGATATATTTTTCAGCAACATCATACCGAATGTCATCCTTTGCGTTCCGATCAGAAGTCACATTCAGCTCCACATCTGATGTAAAGCGGTTTGCGTACACATTGACGGCATTTCGGGTGTCCAGTGTAATATTGGTTGCCACAACGACCTCGCCATTATCGGTGGTCATACGAACGCCGCCGCTAGTAGCAACTACCTGATTTTCACTGACAGCTTCAATCATACCCATCCCATAGGTGCGGGAGCCGTTATAATCGTAGCTGGTCACATACCCGATGTAGCCGCCCAGGTCAGCCCTGGAACTAAGGCTCTCATAGACTGCCATTTCTCCGCCCAGCCGGATATATTCTGCGGAGACCTCGCCAGTCAAAATGTTGTCTCCGGAAATCATGGTGGAGCCGTCGGTCAGGCTGGACTCAAACACCACATCCCCAGTAAATCGAATGACCTGCGAGGCAACCGTAACGCCGCCCACAGAGAGATCAATATACGAGCGGTCCGTGCCGTTCTGCACCGTGAGTGTGATGTTGTTCACCTTTTGCGAAATCGTGGAAACCTGTCCATTCAAACCCTGCACTGTGGATGTAATGCTATCCAACTGAACGGAAATGTTGGACGACAGACCTTCAATTTCGTTTTCCACTTCCAGACGGATTTCTTCCGCCGTTTTTGTGATCGTGGAACGGGTCTCCGCAATCTTACGATTAAACTCCTGCGTCATGGGACCAGCAGCCGGGTATTCGTCCTCCAGCTCCACCTCTCCGGGAGCGGATATGCTTGGATAGCCGTCTCCATCATCTTCCAGACTGGAAATAAAGGAATATAGACCACTGACAGTAACGCCGTCCCCAAGCTCTGCGGACGGGTCTAGATTGGCCGCATCCGCTGTAAATGATTGATATTCATAGCCTTGCAGCTGTGATAAAAGCGTGTTAACCATGTCCTGTGTTGCATGGGGGCAGGAAGCCGTGATCTCCAGCCCTGTATCGTCCCCTGCCGTCAATACGCTTTCGTCATCGACTATCAACGTCACACGGGAAATGGGTTTATACTTTCCGGTATTCTCAAAGCCTGTGATGTCCAGGCCGACAAAGAATTGTTCAGACAAGGATTCTGTCACCTCCAAAGGTGATGGCGTCTCCGTGTTCATCCACTAAATAATTTGTTTCCGGAGGAGCGGACAGGAGCGGAACCAGATATAAGGTATTTGCGTCTGTTATCATCCAGTTCCCCGCATGGGCGGCGGCGATAAAGCACAGTTCGTTCCGGATGGTGTAATCGTTGGCCGGATAATCAATGGTGTAGTTGGCGTTCAGCGCCGTCCGGCTGTCCAGCGTTACTCCCAGAATGCGGCAGAACTCCGCAACAGCGTCCGGCATGGTCATGGGAAATTCCAGGCTCTGGTCCGGCTCCCAAACCACCTCTGCCTTACGCATGGCATCATAGGCTTCCAGCGTCCAATAGCCGTCGTCCTCGCTCCTGCGGTTGGTGAAGAATGTGCCCTTCGGAATCCATTCGGAAACCTGCGTCCTATTTTTCAGGCGGACATACCGCTTAATGGTCGCCGCTTTTGGAATGTTGTCCGCAAAGAGGCTGATCTTCAAGCTGGCAGTGTACGCGTTGCCGATTCCGAAATCCTCAAACAGGCCGTTGCTGTAAGAGTGCTCCACTTCCTGATCTGGACCGTACTCAACTCCGTTGATCTCAAACTTGTATTCCCGCTCTGTGTTTGACATCCTCCAAAGGCTTTTCCACAGTTTGCTTGTCGTCTGTGCCATAGCTACACCTCTATGATATTGAAAGACGCTCCCTCCCAAATATCAGTATCGCCGTCCCATACTTCACTGATATTGGCGCTGAACGAGGAACAGTAAAATGTCTTGGTCATGGTACCATGTAGATCACGGTATGTAGCTGGAAATGTGGCGGAGCTTAAATCGTCATCCAACTGCGCTAAAAGATTTTGGTTCATTTCCAGCATGGCATAAGACAGCTTTCGCTTGGTTGTAATTTTATGGCGGCGCATTTTCCCATTTTTTGTGCGGGTCGTTTTATCGCTGTCTAGGTCCTCCCTGCTCCAGCCAAAGCCTTTGCTCTTCACATATGTGGAATAGTCGTGCCCGTTAATTTTCAAAATCTCCATATCCACCTCAGAAGTTTAGAACCGGCTTTCCGGCTTGCTGTGTCATGCGGTTAATATGGTTAACCGTGTTCCTTGCGACCTCTCTTCCGTCCAAATTGACAACTACCGTTATCGTGCCATTCCCCTGTCCACCAACCTCACGCATGGCTTCCACTACCGCCTGCTTGATGGTAGCAAGCGGCGCTTCAATGTTGGTTCCGCTCCGCTGGTCTCCTAAGACAGCCAGGAATTCCCGGTTGGGGGGAATCACTGCGCCCTGTGCCAAGCGCGGAATTGATACTTTTGAAATTCTTGGAATGTTGATTCCTTTGAACGAATAGCCTCCCAACCAGTCCGGGAGTTCAAAAGCTGTCAATGCTTGGAGGCCGTCTAGCAGTTTATTGATCCCGCTGATAATCAGGTTAATGGCGCTTTCGATCACACTGACAATTCCATTCCAAGCCCCTTTGAAAATATTTTTAATCCCTTCCCATGCAAGGTCCCAGTCTCCGGAAAAAACGCCTCCAATGAATTGAACCAACCCTGTAAAAATTTGTTCAATAGCGTTAATTACATTCGTAACAGTAGTTCTAATTCCATCAAACGCGGATCTAAACAAATTCTTAATTGTATCAATAATAGGACTGAGTACGCCGCCGGTTTTTTCGTCCAACCAGTCTAGGAAGCTTTGAATCATAGTCTTGATTGCGTCAAAAATCGCTGTAATCGCAATATTAAGACCATCAAAAATTCCAGTAATTCCCGCGACAGCCTGTTCAATGTTTCCTGTAAATACTCCAACAAAGAAGTCAATAAATCCTTGCAGAATCATTCGAATTCCGTTTAATAAGGCTTCTCCTTGTCCGTAAGCGGTCGTAATTGCCAAGACAATAGCCGCAATTCCTGCAATCAGCATTGGAATCCAGGAACCTATGAAAAGTGCGATCCCCGCTCCCGTTGCCAAAATTCCCGCGATAGAGAGAATCAGATTTTGTAAGTTCCACCCATTTTCATACGCATCTCTGAATCCGGTTACAAGCATTGTCAAACCCGTTACGATCAAGCCAACGGCCGCTCCGACTCGTCCAAAAACTAACCAAAGCCCTGCCACAAGTTCAGCCGCCCTTAAAAGCATTCCTAGGAGGTTGTCCCATGTAACACCGTTTACCCATGCGTCAAATGTATTCCTGATAAATTCGATTGCACCATCTAGCGCAAGAAATAACCCCAAGAGAGTCTTTAAACCGTTTCTAAACTGCGCGGGAATTTTCCAATATAGCAACGCTGTCCCGATCAATTTGACAAGGTTTAAAATTTTATCAAGAATCCCTGTGTCTTGTTCTTCAAAGTCAAATGTCGGCGCAATGTTGTTTCCAGCAGTGCCGCCCCCGCCGTCTTTGGATTCCCCTGCCAACTGATTAATTTCGTCAAACCCGGCTAGTGATCCGGAAGCCTCATCTGCCGCCGCCCCAACTCCTTCTAAAGCCTCAGCTTCTTTGTTCAGTCCTTCCGCTGCCTGTGCAGATTGTTTAATGGTACTTCCAAACAGCATGGAAACAACATTAGCGATTGCTGTAATGATTCTCGACAAAACATTTACAAATACTGTAAATGCTGGTATAATCACATTTACTAGGGGCTGTACTAATGTAAGGAGGGCCCCCTTTAATCTACCGATGGCCGCAGTCGCTTCGTCATTGGTTTTAATGACCTTTCCGAACCATTCTCGCAGAGAGGCAAGTCCCTGAGAGATCACCGTAAAAATCAACGCGCTTCGTACCACTTCTCGTAGTCTCATGGAAAACTTTCCGGCGCTCTTTTGCATCCGCTCCATGGCCTGTGACATTATTTCTGTGTTTGGTCCAGAAGATGCAAGTTGCTTTTGGATATCTCCCGCTCTTTCTTTGGTCAGATTAAGGGCAATGTTGGTTTTCTCAATAGAAGCATCGTAGCTCTCCACCTTTTTCTGCACAGCATCCCATTCTTTTTGGAGCTGCTTTACCTTTTCTGCCTGCTGATTGATACTGGAAGACGTGAAAAACTCGCCGCCGCTTCTCATGCTTTCCAGTTTTGCTTTTGCAGCATCCAGCTCTGCCCCAAGTTGCCTAGATTGTTCAATCAACGGCATTTGTTGTTGCTGCTTAATATAAATCTGATCATTTAAGCTCTCAATTTTTTTGTTTAGTTTGTTCAGTTCTTGTTGCGCCTTTTTATTATCAAGATCAACATCAATTACAATAGAGCCATCAGCGGCCATAAGATCACCTTGCTTCCTAGCGGTTTTATATATTGAGGAGGGGATTTGTATAGAAAATATACTTTTACTTGTTTTTTGATATTTTAAAGAAAAATGGAGGGTATTTGGAATGGGAAAGATGACAAAATGCAAATCTTGCGGAGCTGAAATCGCAAAGTCGGCAAAAATGTGTCCTCAATGTGGTGCGAAACAAAAACACGCTTTAAAAAATGTAGCTTTTATTCTTATTGCTATTTTTTTAATAGGTGTTTTTGCATCTATATTTGGGGATAACAGCAATCCAGAATTAGTACAATCAGATAATCAAGGAGATAATTCTACACAGTCAGAAGATGTTCAGAAAGAAACCGAGGAAAAAACTGTTTTTAATGTTGGAGAAACAGCTGCTTTAAATGATATTCATGTAACCTTGGTTAACGTTTCTGAAAATAACGGCGGAAATTATATGACTCCAACAGACGGAAACGTTTTTATCGTCTGTGAATTTGAGATAGAAAATAATTCTGACACAGATATAGCCGTTAGTTCTATCATGTCGTTTGAAGCTTATGTTGATGATTATTCTACTTCAATGAACCTTTCAGCAATGTTGAGCACCAACCAGAAACAGCTTGATGGTTCTGTTGCAGCAGGAAAAAAGATGAATGGTGTTATTGGATATGAGGTTCCATCTGGATGGTCCACAATAGAAGTGAAGTTTACCCCCGATTTTTGGTCTGGAAAAGATATTGCGTTTACTTATTCAAAGCAGTAAAAATGTAGAATCCCCTGCTATCTCTATTGAGTTTTCAAGGTGTAGTTTCTTGACAGCTATCCAGCCAGCCCGTATAATAGCAAACAAGAGGTGATCGGGATGCTAGATGAAAAGGACCTGCAAGCGATTCATACGATGATGGAGCAGCAGAAGAAAGAAATCCTCAAAGAGTCTATGGCAAATATGCAGGTAATCATTGAGAATACATTTGCCCCACAATTCAAATTATTGTTTGAAAAGCTAGATTCAATGGGGTCTAAAATGATCCCGCAAGAAGCTATGGACATTATGGAAGATCGCGTGGATGATCTTGAAAAAACGGTGGCTATACATACCCGGCAAATTGAAGAATTGAAAAAAGCTCAGTAATGAATGCCTCAGACGGTGCCTGTTTCGGGTGCCGTCTTACTTTTTGTCCATGCCTTCAAAAGCTCTTGCTCCGTATAAGTGTACTGTGTTTTTAGGTCAATGATATCCCGGTTTTTTCTATAAAACTCTTTGTCTGCTTTATCCAACGGTTTTCCAAGTGCTCTTTTTTCCCGAATACGAATGATCTGTGCAAATAAGCAGTCCCCAATTTCCATGTAGGCACCTAGCCAAGTCCACCAATGAACTCCTCCTGTATTGGTCTGCGGATCATATTCTTTTGCCCGCACTTCATATCCAAGGACTCGGTTGATTGGGGCAACAATCATAGAAAAATCATGTTTCCAGGAAATCAGCTGCGGCTGTTTTTGTTTGGATATTTCTTCTCTTCCACCGTTAATAAAGCGAAAGCACTCCTGAATCGCCGCGTCATAATCCGTCAGTTGGTCAAATTCCACATAGAAGATTTGGAGCACGGCAAGAGCTCGTTCTTGATCGTTGAAATCTGGGTTGTTCAGAATTTCAAAAATGTCAAGGATGACACGATAGTCATAGCGAATAGCAAACTCTTCTCCGTCTATTTCAACGGTTTTGGGCAGTCCATAACTCATGCCGTGCTCCTTACTTCAGTTTCTTTGATACTTTTGGTACTTATTTAGATACTTTTGGAGCTTGGGATTCGTGGCTTTCTGTTCGCGCGCAAATGAAGAATCAATTTCATCCATCACAGCCAGCATGAGATTACACCACACCGGAATCCCGTTTGCCAAAGCATAAACATTCATACCGCCAAACAGCACATCACAAACCGCGTCGCCAAACACGCCGTCAATGATGCCGCGCATTTCAGCATCCCGCTCTTTTGCAAAGGCAAAGATTTCCCGCTTGTCTGCAATTTTTTCAATTTGTGCCTTATACCCTTCCTGCTTTTTATCCAGTTCTTCAAAGGCGGAGTACAGCTTTTCCACAAAGTTGCTGTCAGTCGGGTTAAAAGATACCTCACACTTCCCATTCAGGGAATATGTAACAAGTCCGCTGTCAAAGCTCAGTTCTTTCACGTCTTACACCTCGTCTGGAGTAAAAGTCACCTTAGCGCCGGAAACAGACGCCGTTCCGGTGGTTCTTGTACCACCCAAGGTCACATCATAGGGCATTCCAACAGAGCCGCCGCCCTCCCCGCCCAGGCTGGACGGCTTAACCATACAGGCGGAATAGCGCTCCGCAAACGCAGCGGTTTGGGCTGTGCCAGCATAAAGGTGTACAATCAACATGTCCTGGTTTGCAAGAGCAGCAGCGTTCTGCTCTCTGACCGCCAAATTCCAAATCTTTGTGATGGCGGGGTCTCCTGCATCCAACTCACTGGGGTCAAAGCTCTGTGTGATGATCGGCTTTTTCATGCTGGTTCTGGTGGTCCCCAGGATATCCTTTGTAGAGTCCTCCTGCCAATCGTATTCCATAGAACTGTCTGTGACACGGGTCCCCAAGGGACTCCAAACAGGTGTAGAACTGTTCCCCGTATTGAGATACGCCACCAAAAGCTCACGGTCTACCGTTTGACCGGCTGTCGTATTAAATTCCATATCGGGCATTGGTTTCTCTCCTTTCAAACTCCGACTTCATAAGTCAGGCGCATTAAAATCTGATAATCTTCATAGCCGTTTTCAAGTGCGGCCAGCTTTGCGGCCTGTGTGGTAGGCTCCACTCTCAGTGCGCGGATTCCCTCTCCCAGCTCCGGTTTATTCGTTCTGGCCCAGTCTCCGAATCTGTTCAACAGCTCGACAGCTTCTAATCGTGCATCTATGCTGTTTCCCGGTTTGATTCGATAGAGCATTTCAAACTGATATTCCGCTTGATATCCGCCCAGAATGTATTTGCTTGTAATGTAAGTTCCCGGAATCGTGGAGAGAGTCATTCCTACCTCAGCGGGCTTTGCCATGTCCACATCTAAAAATTCATAGTTGATGATGGCAACGGGCTTGTCCGGAAAGGTATTTGCCCAAACCAGCATAGAACGGGAAATTGTTTGAACCTCTTCCGCCGCAGCCAACACTTTAGGTCCTTCTTTTTTATCAGAGATCATTCTTCACCGCCTTGTCTGCTACTCGCACCCACTTCTCAAGGTTTTCTGACTTGCTAGCCTCGAACCAGTGGGATTGGGCCTGTGCGTGCATCGATTTGTTAAAAACCAGGTCCTTATCTGTGACCACCTTTGTGCCGCCTTTTGGCGCGTAGCTGCTTCCCGTCTCGGGATCAACCATCAATTTCCCGTAATATAGCATCCTGGATTCTGGCCCTGGATATATAATGCGAGGCCCGTCTACTTTTGTTCTCCTATCCAAGTCTCCTGTTAAGGCAGGAACGTAAGGAGACGTGTCCTTACGGATTTGAATAGCAAGAGTGTGTTCAGCTTTTGAAGATGCTTGCATCAATTTATCCTTGATTTCCTCCAGGCCTTTGGTGTGTACCGTGAGTCTCAGCATTTCAAACACCTCCCACTTGAAAGTGCGACATATCTCCGCCAAAATCCTTGAAGTCCACCTTACTCACATCGTAGACGTTATCATATGCCGCTTTGATGGTCTGCACCGTCCAATCTGGGTGTACGGCCTCCCCTTTGACGAAAAAGCAGTCGCGGCTTACAGAGAGCGTCCACAGGCCGGTCTTGTCGTCTGCATTCCAAAATTCTCTTGGTCCGACATACCGCTTCTTTCTGCCTGTTAAGCCATCCACAGCATCAACATTGACCGGGATATACAAGGTAACGGCGTCCGCCCCTTCCAGGCCGCTCTTGTTCACATTAACGCCCTTGGAGGCGTCCAGGAGTACACCACGAAGAACAGTGATGTGATTGACCAAAGTAGGCTCAAATTTGTTTTCCGGCAGCTCTATACTCTTCGTGTTATAGAGTGTAACAACATGTGGAAACATGCTCATGCGTAGTACCCCTTTGCTTTCAAAAGCCCAGTTCCAGCAAGATACATTTTCGCCGTCTCCATAAGAACTCCTTGTGCACTTTCTGCCGCATTCAGCGCGTCTTTGGCGCTTGACCCTCCGGAACGATAGGTTTTGGACCAGCTTCCAACGGTTTGGCTTTGTAGTTCCCCGGAATCGCCGACAGACGCAGATAAGCTTTTGCTTGCCGAACTCCTTGCCGCGTCAATCGTTTGATAAGCTTCAGCGATTGCACAACACGCCATCTTTACCGCTTCCAGGTCTGCATGTTTGGCGGCTCTTCCAGCCGTACACCAGTCAAGGTAGGAGCTTGCCCGAAGCGCGAGTCTCGGAAAATCAGATGGCTCAATAGATTTCCCGAAGTACACATACGAATAGAACTCGTAACCCGCATAAATCATAGCGCCGTCCTCCGGAGTACCGCCAAAATATCGGCCTTTTTCATGGAGCTGTTGACACCCTCCACGCCGTTCTCCACAGCATAATCAAGCATTTCTGCCCGAGTCATGCTGGAGAAGTCGGGCGTGGAGAGTGAAGCCGCGCTCAACAGCTCATTTAACCCCCCGAGGCAGCGTCTGGCTTTACAGAGGCCACAAACAGGCCGTTGGGGTCAGGAAGGACCGGGATAAACAATCCGGTGGCCTTCGTCCACACCGCCACAGGGTCAGGCGTCGCCCATTGGGTAATGGTGATGTACTGATCGGCGGACTTTTCGTTGTATTGTCCATACTCCGCCTCTTCTGGAGACACGCCCCACAAGCCCACACCCACCTGCGGGACTGCGGTGAAAGTGATCTTATCCTCCGGATAGAAGCGGTGCGTCGCCTCCGTGCCGTCCGCCTTCTGAGTCTTATATCGCAGATCATAGGTTGTGATGGTTCCAAATCCGAAGAGCTGCGAAAACAAACCGCGTAGACGCTCGTTGGGAACATAGGTCCCCTGTCCAACAGAACCAAAGATCAGGGTCTGAATGCCCTTGTTGGTCGCTAACTTACGGACTACCTTGTTAGAGGTAATCGCCTCGTTGATGGTGTACCCCATCTCAGCGGCTTGGTCCACAATGGCTTGAATCTGACCAATGACATCAGCATCAGCGGACATGTCCAAATCGAAGGCCAGGTTTTCACTGGGAACTTTATAATCAACGGTCATCTTAAGGCGATTCTCATTGATGTTCATCTTGCCGGTGGCAAGCACATCCATCTTGGCAACTTCGGTTCGGACCTTGACTGCATCCGCCATCAGACGCATATCATCAAACACATAGCGCACGATAGCCTCATCGCCATACACGCCGGATTCAGTCAGGAGCCGCACGCGCTCGGTCTGATTGATCTTGCGCTTGATCAGCAGCTTTTCGACCTCCATCTTGTCAAAGGTAGGCCGGGAACCGATTTCCGCCTCCGTGTCAAAGGCGTGGACGGTAGCCATCACAGGCAGGGTAGCGCCATTGGCAAGACGCATATATTCCGCCTTGAGGTTTTCGGTCTTCTGATCAGGGAAAAGCCGGTCGCCTAGGTATGCAGGGCGGGCAACAGACAGGTTCTGAGAGAAGTCCAGTCTTTCAGCATCGGAAATCAAAGTTAAAATATCAGCCATTTGTCAATCCTCCTTGTTAGACGCCTGCGGAAGTCCAGACGGGATAGAGCTTTGCATCCTTGGTCATCTTGACCGATGTAACCGCAGGCCCGCCGCTGGAGAGCGCCCATCCGGTTTGTGTATTGCTCGCTTTAGTCAGCGGATAATCGGTTGATACAGGAGCATAGCTGCCCTCCTGGTATTCATGGGTATCAACCGGAGGCGTGCCTGTACCATCGTCCTTTTCATAGGTCAGGCAATATCCCCTGGTAACTTCGGGCGCATCCACAAACACAATCCCAGCCGCTTTCAGCGGTGTCTCGGCGGCGCTCTGGATATTCAGGCGTTCTTTCAGAACACGGCCAGCCAGCATGACGCTCCCTTCGTGGTCGCCGTGGGTGACATCCACATCGTCAAAAACGATACCCGCGGCGCTCCCATCATTGGACGGGAACACAGTTCCGGCGGCAACGATTTTGTTTCCATACTCATCCGCCACGCCCATAGAAGCTGGAATCTGATAGGTTTTCAGGACAAGCCCAACCTCGCTTTCCAGGAAGTTCGGCCGAAAAGTGCCATTCACTCTGTAAAAATGAGACATTCGTTTCACTCCTTCGTAGTATTTTGGGTTGCGTACATTTGATTGAACTGCTTGGCGTACATGGCTCCTTTGCTCTCGTGAGCAGGAGGCCCGCCAGGGCCAACAGGCTTTGCAAACGACGGGGCAGGCTTGTCCCCCTGGAACGCAGCTGGGTCGCTGTCTTGCTGCGCCTTCAGGTAATCTTCAAACCCTTCCAGAGCCCCGTTTTTGAGCGTCAGGCGGTTGGCGGTAAGGTCCGCAACAAACGCCTTTTCCGCGGCTTTAGAGCTGAACTTTACACCCTTGTCGGCAATCGCATGATTGACAGCATCTGCATAGTCACGATCTGCAATCTGCTTCTGATACTGCTCTGTCTCCGTGGTGTACTTGGCCTGCAGGTCAGCTAACTGCTGCTTGATGCCATCCACATCACCGGCAGATTTTTTTAACTTCTCAATATCCGCATCTCTCTGTGAAAGTTGTTCCTGAGACGCTTCAAGGTCCGCCTTTGCTGTATCTGCCGCCTTTTTGTATCGTTCAATGTCTTTCCCGTTGATCGCCAAAACCTTTGTCGCTTGTTCCTCTGTCAGTCCAATTTCAAGCAGTTCTTCTGTTTTCATGCGTTCTCCTTTGCGGCTAGGCTTTTTAGGTCGTTGCCGTGACCAACCGCCCCGCACTTTTAGGCTTGCGGATAGCCAAATTTAATTGAATCTCCCGTAGTTTAGCGACTTCGGGTCGGTCAAAAGAAAAAGGGTCAACCACCGAGAAATCCTCGGTAGTTGACCCCAACGGTCCTTCCCCGGCCCCTATCGGTCGGGGGAGCGATATACTGTTTTTTTCTTTTCCTCGATGATGAGAAATCCACTTTCTTTTTTTCGAATAATCGCGTCATTCCCGCGGTCAAGAATGGCCCCAATTATGGCCCACGCTTTAATAGTTTCTTTGTTTGTTTTTTCATCCAATAATCTCGATGCGCTCAATCTCGTCCTCCGTAAATCCAATCAACAAGCCGTGTTCATTCTCCACATCGAACTCCAGAAATTCATTTCCATCATCATCAAAATCGTAGTCATACCCATAGAGTTCCCCGGTCGTTACACGTCCACTTGTGGAAAAAACTTTAATTTTCTTCCCAAAGTAAATCGTGGGATCGTTAATTATCATTTTTTCCACCCCCCTGAAAACGGAACACCATGCGTACCGCTTTTGCTGTAATGGATTTTGATACTTCTTGCAATTATTATATCACCGTTTCTGTTAACTGTATAGCCAATTTCTTTTCCGGCATCAATAATTTCTGTGTTTTTCCACTTTGTAAAATCATCTGTAAGATTGATTTTTCCGCTACCTGCCTTCGCGTTTATGATCGCTTGCAACTCCTCCACAGAAACCGTTATCACGCTTCTGCCCGGTGTAGCAGTGCCGGCCATATGCCGCGCCTGTTTCTCCGGATTGATCTCTAATGGATATTCACCGTTGCGGATCGCCTGCCTGATTGGCGCTTCTGCATCACGCTGCACTTTGAGTGCCGAGGCGGTTTGTTCGGATTCAATATCCGTATAGGTAACCTGCATCCTTTCCCGCTGCAATGGCAAACCCGCAGCTTCGCTAAAATCTCTGTATTCCTTGTTCAGACGCCGGATGCGGGCTGTCACCGTCTGGGCGTCCTCTTCAAGCCCTGCCGCCTTATATGCAGTCTGTTCCCGCTTCAGCTTTCGGATGGTCCGCTCGATCTGGCGTTGCTTTTGTGTAGCTTCATAAGCTGTATAACGTTTGCCCTCAAACTCCACATCATGCCCGTCGTCAATGTGTTCCAGTTCTTTGTCGGTATACGTCCGCTCCATCACGCCGTCTACAAAAGCGGTCCTGATATGACGGCAGTTGGCTCCCTCTAAACCATCCACATAGCCAAGTCCGCATACTTCATAGATACTTGGGTATTTGTCTCCGGTTCTAACAGAATACACCCGGCCCTGCCACGCTTTATGGTTCTGCCATCCAGTACCTTGATCTCGTGCCCCGATATGGGCTGATACTTCAAAATATGGCGTTTCTAAATATTCCGCACTCTGCTCCGTGTATTTGGCACAGAGCTGGGAGACGCCCGTCATCACTGCTCGGCGGGCTGCTACGTCGATTTGGTCCCGGTGTCCGCTCTCATAAGCCACAATCTTGATGCCGCTGTCTGCAAGCTGCTTAACAGTATTTCTAATAGCTTGGTTATAGCTGACTGCTCCGCTCATAACCTGCATCTCAGCATTGTCTAGTGCCCACTGATAAGCCCTAGCCGGAGCCAGCATAGTTCTTCCATTGTCTACCAGAAAGCCCATAGAGCGGGTCAGGTTTCTCATAGTCTGGCGTGTCTGCTCGTAGATGGCCCATGTGTCCTCAGTGCTTACCAATGTCTCAGGAGCCGTCATCCCCGCAAGGTCTATGACCTCTTTGTAATACCGCTGGTTACGTTCCACCACGTCCTCCAGCAGCCTATTGAGCCGTTGCTCGCTGATATTGGCCGTTCGCTGGATGGCCCTCTCTATCTCTTTTAGGCCAATTCCATGTGACCGCAGAGCCCGGATATCCTGCACCGTGACCTCATTCAGTTCTCCGGCCAGTTTCAGACGAGAGCATATTTCATCAAGGAGCGTCTCTTCCAGGCTTCGGAACAACTCCGCTAATTCTTCCGGAAGCGCATCCAAAACTTCTGGAGAAAACGGGTATCTCATTCAATCTCATTCTCTCCTTCGTTCGTCATGTCCTCCATTTTCGGCAGCATTTTCTTGGCTGTGGCCTCGTCCTCTCCATACCATTTTGCCCGGTATTCCCAATCATTCATCACGCCCATGGAAACATCCTGCCGGTCGTTAGCCCGCTCCTTTTCCTTTGCGTCAGCGTCATCAAGAACGCTGTCTCCCCAAGAATAGGTGACTTCATAGCCTCCAGCAGGCGCCAGATTGTACAGTGTAGCATACACGTCCATGGCATAGATCAGGCTGTCAAAGGTATGCTGTAACGCTTTTTGAATGCTATCGATAGTGATAAACATCCGCTGTTTGCTGTTGCGAATCTCTGTCGCCGTCTTTTCAACACTTTGTGGGTCTGACAGCGTGCCATAAGAGAGGCCAACCTGGAACTCAATTTGTTTCAGAATATTTTGTAGCCCTCGATAAAGCGGTTCGTCCCGAAAAGAGGGTTCAAACTGTTCAAAAAACTTGCCGTCCCTGGAGAACGGAGCAATCTCAAACAAGCGTTTGTCGAAGTCCCTTGCTACTGTTTCTGTAGCGTCCATAAATATCTTTCTCTGGCCGCTCTTGTACTCCCACCGGATCAAATCCCACTGCTCGTCCGCTCTTTGGATGAGGTCTACCGCGGACCCTCCATATACGGACACACCGGTTTTATCATCGGTGTCCACATTGTTTGACTGCGGGGGCTTAAAATAGGCAAAGAGCGGTCCTTCCAGGTTTTCTATCTTGACTTCTGGCGGGATATCCGCCCAATCCGGAACCTCATTCAAAGCGGCTGCAGGTCCCACGGAACCGCCGCTGTCGCTGCGGTATGCTTTGTTCTGGATGGTATATGTAGTACCCTCTAAGTTGTGGTATTCCAGCCGGACATAGTATTTATCATTGGCTTGTGCTTTTTCACGGAACACGCCTCCAACACAGGTACCAGAAGCATCAAATTTTGTAGGCTGAAACGCTGCCGCGCTAGTTCCGTCCACCAAAATACGGTTCCCGTAAACATACGGTTTCAGCGCAATACCACCTGTTGCAAGCCCAAGCTCAAGCTGCTGTAGGAACCTTTCTTGCGCTGCTTGAAACTGCTCGTTGTGATAGTCCGCCCTGGCACTGCCCGCAATGCTTACTGTGAGTTCCGCCAGCGTCGGGCGGGCAATCTCTCTACAGATCGCTGCTGGCAGGCCCATCGGAACCACAGGAGGAACCGCCCAGGGCGGTCGGTTGACATACATAGCAAACCACAGGTTGATGTTCCGCTCCATTGTCTGTCCCGTGGCAGGCTTAACGCCAAACTCCCGCTGAGTCACCGCCTGCGGAAATATGAAGTTTTTCAAGCGGCCCAACCAGCCGACAAAAACACTCATGCGATCTCTCTCCACATAATGGTGTTACAAAAATAGCGCATCTGGTCCATTGAGTGATCTGACTCTTTAATGACTTTGTCTTCCCCGGCATCTCCATCCCACATGTAGGATTGAAATTCCTGGAACGTATTCTCGCAGCTCTCGTGAAACTTGATCCGTCCGGTTTGCAGCAAAGTTGCCGTCAGCCGGATTCCATCCAAAACAGAGTTATCCGCATCCCACACGGCAAATTTCCCATGCCGATGTATGCACTCCTTGAAACTTGCCGCAGAAGGGTCAACGATCACACGTTCGATCTTCTTTCCATCCGCAAAATTCTCCAGGTCCTGATAATATTCTTCATCGGTCTTTTGTTTTTTCTTCGCCCGACCATCGTAATAATACTCCTTCAGCATGACAGCCTCCCCGCGATAAACGCGCCAGAGCCCCATCGCCGTTGGATTCATTGTGCCGTAGTCGATAGCGATATAATATAATCCAGGTCCATCAGGGTTTCCGCGAATAACATGCTTGTCCATGCTGAACATAGGGTAGACAAGTCCCTCTGCCAGCGCCCATTCTCCTAATATGTACCGATCATAAAATACCGTTCCGGTGTACTCTCTTTTTAAATCGTCAACAAATTTTTTTGGCAAAAACGGGTTATCATCAATGGTATATGTCTGGCTGTATATATCCGCATCACTATCAAGAAACTGTTTTAGCCAGTGTCCGGGATATTGCGGATTGAAGGTACCATCAAAGCAAGAATACTCTTTATCTAGGCGGCTTTTCAGAAGTTCAAATACCTCTTCGCTCCAGTCGGCCACCTCATCCCCATAGCAGTATTTGATGGATGCGCCACGAATTTTTGATACTTGGGAAACCTTCTCAGCTCCCAGGCAATAGCATTTCTCTCCAAACAACCATGCTGTGTTATCACTGGAAATTGAGCCAACCAGCGTGTCTCCATATAGGTTCCGCATCGGCTCCAACACATTTCGTTCAATCGTTGATTTTGTAACCCCAAGAATAACTGTCAGCCCATCTTTCCCGACGCGATCTCGGATGCGAATTGGAATCATCCACCGAAAATCAAGATAAGTCTTTCCGCTTCTGGTTGCGCCACCTTTGAAATTCCACCGCCTATTGGCGTTCAGAACAAATTCATGTTGTTTCGGACTTAACAGCATCTTTGAACTCCTTTAACAGCCCATCCAATTTGTTTAAGCTGTCGTTTCCGCTTGCCGTGTTCTTTGTGGCTTTATCAACGATGATCCCGAAGGAAGTCGCAATTTGAGACAAACCAGCATCGTCTATCTTTTCAGGGTCCGTCAGTGCATTAAGATGAAGGTCTATTGCCTCTTGCATCTTCTCTTTACGGGAATCCATAAAGGCAAGCATATCCAATGTATTCTGTTTCTTTTTTTGTTGCGCTTTTTGGAAGAATCCTTCGCAATTCAGCACAATGCGTTTTACCGTGTCCTTTGATACACCATTCATCTTTGCCGTGGCGTTATAACTCTCGGTTTCCAGATAATCAGCCACTATTTTCTTTTTCTGGCGATCTGTCAGCCGTGCAGCCATAACACCACCTTCCTGTCAACTATTCTTATAGTTCCATATTGGGGTAAACTTTTTCCCACACGTTCACGTGGTAAGTATTGACTTCGCCATAATTGGCATCGAAAATCTTTTTAACTCCATATCCCTGTCGTTGGCTTTCGAGTTTGAGCTTCCGCCAGTCAAAAACCTTATATGATACTCCATTCAGATGTGCTACTCGTTTGATGGAATACCATTCCTTGCTCCTATCCAGCTCTGTCTCCAGCGCCTTTCTCTTATCCTGTTCGTCTCTCAGCGCAGTAAGCAGTTTGATGCCAAACTCCGGAGAGTTTATCATCTTATCGATCGTGTCCGAGGTCATGTAAGCCCCGTGCTTGCGAATGCTGGGTAATACCTCACTCGTCACCCAGCGCTTGAACTTCTTGGCCCCGGGAAGCTTGCTGGAAAGGACGAGGGAATACAGGCCGCTCTCGTTGATAAGTACAATCGGTGTCCCGTTGACGCTGAACGTTTCGTTCACCGTCTTATCCTCATCATCAACGTGGTCACGGATTGCCTTTTGTGGGTTCGTGTAACCCAGTGCTAATGCCACATCCTTACCAACCAGCAATGGCTCCCCGTCCAATCCCACAGTACGAATCTCCCCAAACTCAGGGTTGTTAAAAATCATCAAGTCGTTCATGATATACCACCCTTTCTTAAATTTCGTTTCCACCATTTATGTTGACCCGGGGAAGAGGAGTAAGGTGGCACCTCCCTTTTCGGCCCGTCGGCCTATCCCCGGTATTCAACCATTTTTCGAGAGACGGCGGGAGATTACCCCGCCATGCGTTTCCTCCCATTATCCCCACCCCCGTCTCGCGCAACTGCGGGGCAACATATAGCCGGTTTGGACGCATCCGCCCCGGCAAGCGTACTCCGGAGAGATACGCCGCAATTCTGGTAGCCAGCTGTGGAGTCGAACCACTATCCTGCGGCTCAAAGCCGCCCGCTCTGCCATTGAGCTATCTGGCCGTTTATGTGCGCTTCCCGCTTAGATTGTCACACCCTGACTGCTACCTTTTCAGGACATCATAGTGCGGGTAGTTTTCAGCGGGGTAGCGCTTGTTGGAAGGCCCGGAGGCGGAGGTGAACCTCCGGGCAGAGGGGAAAAGGAGTGGGAGTGCAGAGATACGCCCCCACACTCCCATTTTCCCATACATTGACTTTTCTGCTCCCACTTTTGTGGGAATTACCGCCTTATATTTTTGAGATGATGAAAAGTTATAGCCTGTGTACAAACGGGAAAGTTGTCCGCCCCAGCAGATAGTCAGTGCTGACTCCATAGTAATCCGCGATCTTGTAAAGCGCATCCATTGAGGGCTCTACTTCTCCCCGCTCATATCGTCTTAACATATCAGGGTGCAGCCCCATCAGCTGTGATGTAACTGTCATACTCCGAACTGGCCGCATACTCTCCCTCAGCCTCCTCAGCCTATCCGGGAACTCATTCAAGGGCTATCCCTCCTCACCTTTGGCGTATAAATTCGATTCTCGGTGTTCTTCTCAGCTTTCCGCACATCTCCTAGCAACCGCTCAAGGCTTTTGATCGTTGAACGATTTGCGTCTATCCAGTCAAGAACCGGGGCCGTCTCACTCATAGTGTCCTTGGCAGCCCGTCTTTTCTGGCGGACTCCTCTCAGCTCCTTTGATAGACGAGCAAAGTCGTGATAGTCATGATCTTGAAGCTCCAAGCTATGTAGAATGTCCTGTGTCTCGTCATTTGCTTCCTGCTCGTCCAATTCTGCCATGTGGTAACGTTTCTCGGTTTCTCGTAGATAGGAGAGGAAGGCTTCTATTCCTTGACTGGTCAATCGCTATCCCTCCTCATGCTTGTCTCTGTTCTTGCTTGCAAGGGCATTCGCAATCGCGCATACTATTTCGTCGATGACGAGCAGAGCAAAAGTCAGCAAGAAAAAGGTCATCCACGGATGGGCAAGACACCATTCGGTCATGTGGCTATCCCTCCCACAATTCTAGCGCCCGCTTCAGACTCTAAAACGGTATGTAAATCCTCAATGCTGCAGTAGCCTTCCGCGATGCTGTCCGCCAAGTCTCCAACCTCTTTCCAGACCTTTTGCAGAGCTTCCAGATCAAAGCCCTCCTTATCGCGCAGGGCCATCAAGAATAGAGCGCTTGCGAATTTGATGCCATCATCCCGCCCACGAAGCTCAGCCCGTTTTACATCTGCCTTTGACGCCGGTTGTCTGCGGGGGTTGACTTTTTTACTCATGCTACTGATTCTCCTTTGGTGGTTCGGGGAGGGGCATCCATGCAACAACCTCAATCCAAGGTCGGCCTGTATTGTCAAGTAAATACCAATGGTCCCCTGTGTAATGTGTCAATTCAAAATGTTCCGCTTTTTGAGATGTATTCCGCCAGTATACCAACACTTCTTGCCTCACTTCCGGCAACCGCTCCCTGACGCTAATCCAATCGCTCATGCTGTCCGCCACCTCTCTAACACATTGATTATCTCAACTGCCGTGTCATAGTCGATACGGAATCTATTATAATATAGTTCGGAAATCAGGTTCCGCGCCTTGTAGATGGTGTCTCGCCGCTTCTTCTCAGCAGCATCTTCCGCTTCTTGAAGCTCTGCCTCGATAAGCAATTCTGCCGTTGGCGGGCTAATCTCTCCAGGTGTTTTCCCATAGCCGCCTACTCTTCCAGACCAGCTCCATGGAGATTCTTTAAAACTGCCCCGATTGGTCCTGACAATACCAGATGGAGTGACTTTTTCTACTTTGGCAGTTTGAATCCTTCCCGCAACCCCAAACCCGCTGTATATCACGATATCTCCCGGCTTTAACGATTTCACCCATGCCAGTGATTCTTCTTTTGTCATTGCCCGCCCTCCCCGTCGTGGATGTTGCTGATGATCTCAATTCCGCTCGTTGAAAGGTGCTTGTTTGCGCCCATACTTTCAGCGCCATTCAGCCAAACGCAAAATCTATTCCATTCTGGGTCATAGCATACAGGAGCTTCTTTTTGTTCACCTTTCCAGTTCGTCCAGCGGATAATATCCCCCTCAAAAATCTTCTTCCTGTTCCTGTTGGTCAGGCCGGTGTACTCGCAGACCGTTGAGGGGTCAACCTCGTAAGCTTCACCATGTCGATTTCTGAGCATAATAAAGGGATTTAAGCTATCATGGAGTCGGTATAGATAACCTTCCACCCATGCACCATCACTCAGCCGTTTGGCTTTGAAAAGGATATCTCTCATTCTTTGCCCTCCATCTCAATCAAAAACGCCGCATTGCAGGCCAGATGCCATAGATGAGGCAGGCCGCTTTCCGGATCGCACTTCTCACCCTTAAGATAGGACAGCCAGTGCCGGTATAAAGCATCCTGATAGCGCTGCGGCTCCACCTGCCGCCAATTCTCCGGGTCGTGATACTTTTCGTTCCCGTACATTCGGACCGCCGTCACAGCCTCGATCAGAGACACAGGAACCAGAGTAGGACGAGGCTTCCCCGCGTCGGCTTTGGCCTGCTGGTCATCTTCATGGACCCATTTGTTGGTAATCATAACTTCGTTCATTCCGCACCTCCGCTGTTCTCATCCGAAAACGGGTCAGGAGTCAGAATCTTATCTTCCCATCCAAGCTTCTCATAATTCGCCCTGCAAGTTGGGCAATTATGACCTACACGAACTTCCAGCGGATCATAGAAACAGCCGCCCAGAACATCCCCAATTTGTTCTCCACACCGTGCACAGTAGACATACCCGAAGCAACCTGTGGTAATATGGCTATATCCAAGGAGCGCACACGTCACGCTTTTTCGCCTCTCCTCATCGAGCGGTTCCAATGCCGCAATTTTCTTTTCATATTCTTTTCTTGTCATTGGGCACCTCCGATGATCTCGTCAAGGGTGGAAATTTGTCCATTTTTCATGCTTGGAAATAGGTCAGCATGCAGATAGGCTATTGCCCCAATATCCGTGTAAACACGAATAACACATGGTATTAATTCCAGTTTTTCAGCATTTGGATAAATAAGTTTGATCGCCTTCGCCCTCTCCACCTCCTGCTCCGTCCAGCGGGACGGTTCAGACAGGTCCCAATATTTGGGGCTTGCGGATTCTCCTTTTTTTCCGAGGTATTTGTCGCAGAATTTTTTGATTTTGCACGAACTGCACCGTTCAGAAGTGTTTCTCTGTTTTTTGCAATATTCCTGCACCTCAGAAAACGTCCAGTCCTTCAATGGCTTGTCCATGTTGGCCTCCTCCTTCGTGTATGGTACCCAGCAAGTGCCGTCCTTTTTCCTGTGCTGACAATCCTCGTTTTCGTCCCAAGAGCAACAGGGGCCGCCATGAGCACAGTCGCAGCACATACCCTCCACGGCGTTAGCCGTGTTGGCCTCCCCCTTTACCGGGGTACAATTTGTACCCTCATTCAATCCGTTACAATCTGAAACGGGTTCATCCTCCACCACCTCATAGCCCATCAGGCGGGCGGCTTCGTGGGGATGCACTTTTACCCATTCTGTATCACGGAACATAAAAAATCTCAGCCATTCCATAGGAAGCTCTTTAACGCTAAAAACTTCCCCCGTCTTACTTCGAAACTTCATGGTCGGCCTCCTTTCTCTCCCACTCCCTGCACCGCTGCTCCGGCTCCGTGAAGTCGGCGCAGTGCTGGGAATCTCCATTGAAACACACGCCCTGGAAGTCCTCATACCAGACGCAGGTGGCGCAGGTGTTAAAAAGACCATTCATCTGCTTCCGTGTTCCTCCATTCCTCAAATTCAACTTCTGGATCGTCTCTGCTGGTTTCCAAAGCGTCATCAAACGATTTGGCTTCAATGATGTAATAGCCCTCATAATAAACCTTAACTTTCATGCTCGGCCTCCTTCATCAAAGCGCCGCAGTTGGGGCAGTATGGAGTTTTGTCTCTGCATTCTCCCTCTCGATGTACTCCTTCATTCGTCCACCGCCCACTTCTTCATATTCACGTATAGTTCATCCATTTTTTTGTTCCATCCCTTAAGTTTCCAAAAGGTAAGAATACCCAAGACTATCCACTCCACAGCGGCTATAATTGTCAAAATATCAGCCATCCTGCTCCCTCCTTAGTGCGTCCCTTAAATCCTCCAAGTCGTACTCGTCGCCCAGGATGTCCTCAATAGCTGCGAGGCGGTCTATAACATCCGTTATTTTCATTGTCTGCTGCAACGGCGTAGCCCCATCTCTGTTCGCGATTGACGCTCGCCCGTCCTTTCTCCATACAGTTAATCGCTCCACGCTCATTCCTCCCAGCTCTTCAAAATCTGATGTTTCCGCTTCTGGCACCATGCGAACACCGGGAACCGAAAGCCTCTATTACTTTCGCACTGGTTGAGATATCCGCATTCATTACACTTCCCAGTAGCCACGGCCTCGGAAATCGCAAGTCCTTCTGCCTGCTTCTCCTGCGAATATTCCCGGTCAAAAATGGTAATATGCTTTCCCATGTCATTCCTCCTTCTGGCCGTCCCACTTCCATGTGGGGCAAAGTTTGTGTAGGTCCTCTACTGCCGCATCCCTCTCCCGCTTCATCTGATCCAACTCGGTCTCTTGTTCTTTCAGCAGTTTGTCCCGCCGTTCCAATTCTGCGGCCTGCTGAGCAATCAGTTTTGATTTCTGCTCCAGCTCGGCTTGTACCGCTTCCAACTCCTCGTGCGCCTTGATGATTTCCGTTTTTGCACAGACGATGGGGCAGTCATGGCATTTGTCCTCGTAGTGTTTCAGGCGGGTGATCTCTGCCCCGGCCTGCTCAAGCTCGGCCCGCAGCTTCTCGTTTTCGGCCTGGAGCGTGGAGAGGGCGGTGGCGGCATTGTCCAGCACGTCCTCCTGATCGGCAAATGCCCGCCCAAGAGTTTTCCCATTTCGATATGCGTCGGCATCATTCCGCAATCGTCTAATCAGCTTTTCGTAGTCCATCATGGTTCTCCTCTCCCTCCGGCGGGCGGCGGTAGTAATTATCTTTTTTGTCTCTCATACAAGACGAGCATTTTTCAAGTGCCCCCATTTCCGCCCATAGACACCCATCGCATATTAGCGCCTCGTTCGGCGGGGTGAGGGTGGGCTGTCTTGCAATCTGATCGGCAAAATACTTTGCAATGTCCATATAGTTATAGGGGCCGATGTATGCAAGACCGTTGTAATCAAATACTATTGCATCCGCATCAATCGGTCGCATCTTTCAATTCCTCCATCCTCTCCATCACCATCTCCACGGCCTCGTCCGTCATGGGAGCGCCGCACATAGGGCAAAAATCGTTCTTGTAGGGATAACTTTTCTCGCACCTCGTACAGTGCCATATCCCGCCCCGGCCATTCTTGCCGCCACCGTGCAGTTCCCACTCACCCCTCCACACCTTCTCCACCTGCTCCCGGCTGACGGGGCGGAGGGCGGCGAGGGCGATTTCGGCCATATCCTTACGTCTACGGTACAAGAAGTCGTTCTCTCCCGGATTGCTCCCAAATCCGCTGTCCAGAACCACCTGCGCCGCCGTGAGTTGTTTTTCAAAAAGGGCAATCGCTTCTTCCCGCGTCATGGCTGGGCCTCCTCGTCCATATACTTTTTCCGATATGCGCACTCCCGGCACTTCAATGCCTTTTCACGCTTTACCATGTCCCAGCGGAGCACATCGGCTTTATAAACCTCAAAATCTTGCTTGTTTTGCAAATACTCCATCGTGTTTTTGGCACAAGCAGAAATTTTTGACCACATGACTTGGATATAGTACACAATCATGACCACCACGAAAAATGCCCCGGCTATAATGACTACCAGCGATGCAATCCCCATAGCATACAAAATCAGTGTGTTCATTCCATCCCCTCCAGCATCTTCATCTCCTCCGCGCTCAGAATCAGTGCGCGGGTGTTCCAGGCGAGCATAGCCTCATACTCAGTGTCATATCGGCCTCCATAGTCAACATCCCATCCGAACATCATTTCACATTCGTTGCAAGAAACGCTATAAACATGGTTCCTTGATGGGCGCAATAATCTTGGGCCATATGCTACAACTTCCGCCTCTCCCCCGCAGAACGGGCACGGAACCAGCACACCCGCGTCCGTTAGTCGCTTACTTGCCTCGTGGTCGCCCAAGAGGGCGCGTTTCATGTCTTGGTTCATGCTCTCTTTCATTGATTTACCTCTTGTAAATAATCCTTGTACACCCGCATGGGCATTCCAAAGATACCTCTGCATGGGGGCCATAATTGTCGCTATCATAGTCCCCCACAAACCACTTTTTAACATGAACATCTGCCCGTGTTTCTCCGCATTTTTGGCATTTTAGTTCAGTCAATTTTTCGTAGTCTACCTCTTTTCGGAACCAGTTAGGGTCATCAAAAATGCTTTTTCCAACTCTGAAAGACCGAATATGTCCCCCGCTTCTGTCTGGGATCACAATTTCGTAAAAATCATGGTTTTCACGGTCACTTGTACAATCCCAATGATGATCAATGCCTCTACACTTGAACACAGTTCCGGCAGGACTGTCAGGTAAATCTTTTAATTGGGTAAATTTATATTTCATGTGATCTTCCCTTCCAGTAAGCAGCTATTCACCATATATTCACCATACCAGCATCGCACCACAGTCCTCACAGAATCGTGGCCTTCTATCTGCGTGTTCCCGGTTAAAAAATTTCCTGCAGCACGGACAGTTTGCTCCATGTTCTGATAGGATCACATTTTTTTGCAGCTCTTTTTTTAAAATTCCATCAATGGTATTCACCAGCGCAAGGCAGTTTTCTGTTGTTGGTTCTTTCCGCGCCTTGATTCTGGCTTGCTCTGAAAGCCGCAGAATTTTCTCCCGCTCATAGGCGGTATTGTCCCGGAAGTTGTCAGTTTGAATTTCATTCAATGCACGAGCTTTTAGTTTCCTCTTTCTGTCAATCGCCTGTTCTCTAGTGATGGTCCCCTTTTGGTACATTTCGTAAATCTCGGACAAACTCCGATAACCACCTTCATCAAACAGGGAAAGTCCATCTGGAACAGGTTCGTGGTTCTTGGCCTGCTCTTCATAATTAAAGAACATTTTTCCCTCCTTTTGTAACGGATAGTAACGAACTGTAACGAATCTATCGTTACGCTGAAATGATTGTGCCGCAACGGCTTCACGGTTTTGTAACGATGTAACGAAGATTTATACCACTTCCAAAAAACAAATATTGCGTACACAATTTTTTTATTTTAGAAAAACATTAAAAAAGTTCGTTACATTCGTTACATCGTTACACCCGCTAAGGTAGTAAAGAGCCGTCAATATCGTCCAATTCATCATCAAAATCCGAAATTTTGAGCCAAACACAGCGGGAAACGCGTCCATTTATTCGTTTTGGCTTTGTTGGCTCTCCCTTTTTTGAACAATGAATGTAACCGCGATTTTTCGCCCAGCCAAGGAAAGCGGATGCGTTATAACCCTCGTCGGACAAAATTTGATCGAACTTTGACCGGATGATACAGGCGTATTCTCCGTCTAGCTCTCCCCATATTTCTCCCTGGTGGGCGTCTGCTTCCGGTGTGAATCTGGACTGATTGATGTTGATAAAATCATAGAGGTATTGCAGCGCCCGAGCGTTCTGGTTGACGGCCTCTTTGGAGACAAGGTATTTTGAGATGTCTTCCGGCTGAAGAAAAATTCCATCTTGAAAAATCCACTCCTCTGCAAGCCTGTCTGCAGCTAATATTAGCGCCGCAGAAGCTGTTTGCTTATCCATTGTGTCACCGGTCTTTAGTGTGTCCTGCATGGCCTCCTGTAGCTTCTGGACGCGCTCCTGAACGCCATCTTCCATCAAGTGTTTTACGAATTCCGGGCCAGCAAATCCGTAATTTGCATACAAGCTGGTCGCGGTTTTCTTAGGATCGTCAAAGAGTTTGGTGTCGTGACAGTCCACTTCAATTGTTCGGTTGACTGCGCCCTCACCGCTGTTGGATGAAATGATGGGGAATTCGCCGGTTGTGATAATGCAGTTCCGCCAGGTGGGCGTTTTCTGCAATCCGCCCTGCTTCTGTCCCCTTGCCCGGCCAACGCCCTCAGAGAGCTGATAGATCATCTTGTCGAAGTCCTTACGATTGTCCTTGACAAGCTGTAGTTCGTCGATGACCAGAGGGAGAGAATTGCAGAACGCTGCGCCCAGCTCTTTTCCCACTTCCGTGGCATTGAAGGTTTGGATGTAAACACCAATCTCTGGATTTGCCCATACGCTGGCGGCCAAAACAAGGCTTAGGCTTTTTCCCGTCTCTGATCCGCCCCACAGGTGAACAAAAAAGGGGAGGCAGCTGCAGGGCTTAACCAGAACAGATGCGAATGACGCTGCCAGGACAATCCGTGCAACAACATTTCCAGGTGTTTTTCCTGCTCTGACAGACCTCACGCAGTCTAACCACGCCTGACGGCTTCCTTTTTCCTGAATGCTTTCAAACCGCGTCCTGAAAGTTTCCTCTCCGTCAAAGACAAGGTCCTCCTCGTAAGGAGAAAATCCATATCCGTCAATCCACCCAAGACGGCCCACACTAGACACCTCTGGTATAGTATCGTAGTTGAGCTGTTCTACATCTGCTAAGTATCGGACTAAGGCTTTGCTAGTTTCGCTGTTGACCATGATCCCGTACTTGGAAAGGCCGATAATTGACCGGCTGTCAGAAATCACGTTTTTGTCCTCGATCACGGTTTCCCAACGTCTTCCTAAACGATAGGCCAACATGACCTTGTGTACTTTGGTGTCTACATTTACCAGCCGCTGCACCGGCATGATGGGATGGTAGCATGCCACTACTTCGAAGCCGAGCTTGTCTGTTCCGTAAATTCCGGTGTCAGATGCCGACCAGCTCCCGCAGTCCAGCTCCAGCTCCTGTCCGGTAAAATCTGTTCGGTTGAAACCTGGGGCTGAGGTCCCACTGACTGTTTCCATGTATGCTTTGAATAGGGCGGCCAAGTTCCTGATTCCTACAGTTTGAGCCTGTGCGGACATGACGCCCAAAAGCTGTTTTAGCTCGAACTTATTATCTTTGTGGGCATACAGGTATTCAAAAGGTTTCGTTGTTGTGAGGTAGTCGTCTCTTGTGTAAACGGGCACGTCCCCCAATGTTCTTTGCCTCCCTTCTCCACGAAGTCGTCAAGCCAGTATTCAATATACGGGAGGCGCTTGACGGCCTCGACATATAATGGATGGTAAAACACAACGTCTTCTTGCCGGATTGGCTGGAAGGTGTTTCGTATTTCCTTCCAGTATTGAAATTCTCGAATCATAAACTGGAAGTTTGCCTCTGCCTGGGCGTTTTTCCGCTGTTCTTCCCGGCGGGCTTCCAGCGTGGCAGACTGGGCGGCTCGGTCCGGCTTACTTTCTATCAGGCCCAGGCGAAAGTCCGCATTGATACGGAGTATCGCTTGGCGGAAATTTAAGTCGAACAGACGCATCACAAAATCAATGACACTTCCGTGAGCCCCACAAGCAAAACAATGAAACCCTCCTTGCCCATCGTATAGCTTCAGGCTGGCCGTATGGTCCCCTGAGTGCCACGGGCACTTCATGAATCCAGAACGATTCACCTGAAAACCATAAAATTCTACAACCTCTCTGACGGTAAGCCTCTGCCGGATTTCTTGCGCCATATCCATGCCATTACCCCCTCTTTAACCTGTCTCTCACCCAGTAATAAAGAGTGCTGTACATGATTTGTGCCGTTTCAGATGGCTTGCAGAAAATCACGGTCAGGTTGTATTCTGCTTGCCAGGACATAAGAGAGGCAAAAAGGCTTTTTGGCTCTAGGCGAGAGCGGTAGTTGTGGAGAAAAATGTCCGTCCAGGTAGCGTTCTCCACCACCAGAAACAGCTTCATTCCCCTTGCTTTGGCACGGATCATTTCACGCTCGAATCGCTCTCTGCCTGTAGTAAAATTCCCGGCAATCTCGTCCAGATTTGCCTTGCGTTCAAAAGCCACCTCGTCTTCAAACGTGGTATCTCCCAACATGGCGGAGTAGTCTCCCGTCTCCAAGGCCCGGCTTTTGTGTTGGATGTGGTTTTTGTCCAGCCAGGTAATCAGATGGTCATTGACCTGTTCCCGACTGTCAGCTATGACTACCAACTCCTTCAATTTCTGCTTGATCTCCGCGTCTGTATAGTGGGTCAGCATTCTCCCACCTCAGTTCCACGGGAGGTCTCCGTCATCCTCAAGCTCACTGATCTTTGTAAGCTCTTGCCGTTCCGGGAGCTTTCCTTCCCAGGGCGTGAGCTTCTCTGCGCGGTCCTTGTTGATGAAATAATGTACTTTCAGATATCCCTGGTCATCCTCTTTTAGGCGGGCAGCGCCCACAGCGCCGATCCAGGTGGGGAGTGCAAAGTCTCCGTCATCAATGTTGAAGGAGTCAAAGAAATCTGTCATGTTACGATTGAAGTATTCATTTTTCACAATATAGTGATAAATGATAATGTCGCTTCCGTTTGGCCGCACCCCGATTACCAGCATGGGATTTCCCTTTTTGCTCTCTTTTTCCTCAACACTGACAATCTCTACCCGATAATCTCCAGGTGTCAGGCGGGGGCGCTCTTCCCGCTGATAGCTATCCCAATTACCCATATTTCAAATCCTCCAAATCTTTTAATATTTGCTTCTCCAGTTTTGGCAGTAAAGGTCTACCAGATTTGTCTTGTCCATCCAGGTCATAAACCGCCGCACGGTTGTCTCGATGGGTTCTGTGTCCTCTGGCAGATATACTTCACGATATACATAGCTTCCGTCGCTGATGATGTACTCAAATCGCCGGACCTCCGGGCAGAGGTAGAAGTACATAGGATGCTGCGGACTATCAAGGTATTTCCCCACGCGATAAGTCCGGCTGAATTTTGTGTCGTAGATGACTCCTGCTTTTAGGAAATCCAGGATTCCAAAGCAGACAAACTCCACGTTGTCCATTACCAGAGGCCGGGATGCCTTGACTTGATACTGCCCCTGGGTGATGATCTTGCAGATTTCTACAATCGGTTTGTACCACTCCTGCTCCGGCCCGATGTCCACCCCTTCGCTGACAGCGTGGACCACGTTTTCAAACCGGATGCCGTCCAGCATGGCCTTTGATTGGGGCTTTTTCTCCCGGCGGAGAGTGGATAAAAATTCATCCATTTCTCCACCTTTTAGGGCATACTGCCACGAAGACAAAAGGCTCTGCGTCAGCAGAAATTTATTCGGCCCGCTCATAAACTTTCGTCTCCTTGTTGTAGACGATGCCAAGTTCCTTAATCCGCTCCATCAGAGCCGTTTTCAGTTCCCGTTCGCTGGTCAGGGCGTGTGGCAAGCCCTTGATGGCCTTTGTAGCCTCTTGGACATCTTCTGGGGTTTCAATGGATTCAATAATTTTCCTACCATCCAGCACAGTCTTGTTGTACTGTTCCTGCCGGGGCTGAAGCGCAGCATGTTCGGCAACAATGTTGGCCTTGACCTGATCAAACAAACGAGTGAGAAAATCATTTGGCTCGCCGTCCTTTAGCTCTGGAACCTTAACAAGACCTTTGATGCCGTAGGCCGCTTTCGCGTTATAATTCATGGTAGGAGTAAAGCCAAGATAGCGCTCTCCATTAACGATGTGCAGATAGGCGCCCAGATCGGCAGGCTGCCATACCAGCGTTTTTGTGGAACCCTCACACACAATGTCATAAAAAACGTCATCTCCCTGCCGGTCCTTGGAAGCGTGGAACAGGAATACTACATTGAACTTCTTTCGCAGTTCAGCAGACAGACGAAGGAACTCAGTCTTGACAAAGCCGTAACCCTGTTGGGAAAAACCTCCGGATTTCTTACTGGCAGAGGGTTCATTTCTCATGGCCCAGTCTTTCATCAAGTCGATGAGTGCCCCACAGGTGTCAATCACTACTGTCTTGTAGTGCCCCTCAAAACTTTTGATGTCTGCAAGAAGCTCCTCATAGGTCTTAATCATGGAGCTGTCCTTTCGGTGCTCTGGTTTCACACGGCTCAATCCCTCGTCCGCGTCGATCAGAACTACGTCTGGTGCAGACAGTGCCAAAGTGGTTTTCCCCACGCCGGGAAGTCCACTGATAATCACGATGATATTCTTGTTGGAAAAATCCATACTCTCGGGCTTGACGATCATTTATTTTTCCTCCTTAATTTCCACTAAGTCATATCCCTGGATGATGATTTGCGAAACAATGTGTTTAGCTGATAGTCCGGTCTCCCTCTGGAGCTGCTTTACCAGTTTTTCAGCCTGCTCGTTCAGCCGAACGACTCCGCACACGCCCTTTTCTGGACGGTATACGTTTAAAACAATTTTGCTCATGTTTCCTCCGTGTTTTCAAAATATTGTTCTCCCATCCAACAGGAGGGGCACACAACCTTGATTTGCCGCTCCCGGTTTCCATCGCTATCCAAAATTTCATTACGTATGACCAGAAGCGGATGATCAAATTCAAGCCCGCAGATCATGCAGCGGTACATGTTTTATCTCCCCCTCAAGTTGGTTTCTTTCGCTTATTTCGTTTAGTTGCGACGTCCCGGCAATCCGCACTGCAAAAGTGGTGCTGACGGGGGCGAAGAACTGCGCCGCACACCTCACAGTACCGGGCTCCAATCGGGGAATGTCCCTTTCTGGGCGATGGGTCTCCGGGATGATCTGGCTTCCATTTCCCGTATGTCTTGTGGTCTTTCCTACAGTCAACGGAGTCCTGAATCAGCTTTTCCATGCTCATTTCAGGACACCCCTTCCTCGCACCACCAAATATCAGCCGTTTTCACACCCAGTGATAAGGCCTCTTGGTGCCCCTGGACTGCCAAATCTATACGGTTTCCCCGGATAGCAGGGCCGGTATCGTCCGCCCGCAGGCGCAGCATTTCGCCGTTGCGCTCGATCATGATGGTGCTGCCCAGCGGAATCACGGCAGGGTCCACAGCGCAGCTTACATAGGGCGTCACGCGCCGTCCGCTGGCAGTGATGCCGGAGCCTGTCCCGCAGATGTGGGGCCGTTCCTCGCAGCAGTAGAAGGTGATCGTCACGTCCTCCAGCTTGGTTGAGCGGGCCAACAGCGCGGCCTCAATAAGCTCATTCTCTGCGGCCTCCAGCTCGTCCAACGTGATCTCCGGCATGATGGCTTTTGTGTGTTCCGGGCGCGGAGGCTCCGCATCCACATTCAGCGCCAGGAATCCAATTAACCAGATTGCCAGAAGCCCAACGAAGCAAAGATATGTAAGAATCTGCCGTCGCTTCATGCCCGCCCCTCCAGCTTGTCCACTGGGCGGAACAGCCAGCTTGTGGCTGTCCCTATTCCAATCAAAACGAAAACCAGTTCAATCGTTGTCATCTTTCTCAACCTTTGTAACAGTAATTTCTGCTGTAACGCCTAGCTGCTCCAAACGCTTTGTCTTTAAGTAAATCAGCGCTTTCTGAAAGCAATCCAGATTTTCTTCCATAGCAAACTAACCTCCTCAAGAACTTGGTAAATTTTATGTGATTGCATCTTGTCCAATCCCTTCGGAAGTGATATAGTGTAAAAGGGATTGTTCGTGGTTGCTCAATCCTTACCCTCGTCGTGCTGCGAACACGGCGGGGGATTTTCTTTGCCCAGCCGGATTGCTTCGTCAAAGGTCATTCCATACGCTGCACGGTTGAGCTTGTCCATCAGGTGCTTCGTGTTTCGCGCCTGGGCTTCCAGGTCTTTGATACTGTCTTTTTCGTTCACAAAAATATCCTCCTATTCTTGCCAGAGGCCGGAGGATGTGTTATACTGTCTCCGATACCTCGTAGCTTCCTTACGTGGTGTCATGGGCTGTCCTCTGTTTCCGCCAGAGGCAGCCCGCTTTTTATTTTTCGTCCACAATGATTGTCCCTGTGGTGTAATAAATCATGTGACGATTCCCGTCTTCATCATCGAATAAAATGTAACTCTCCCGGTCTGTTTCAACGTCAAACTTTCCCGAATACTCCTTGATAAGCTGACCGTTTATGTCGTAGACAGATACTGTCCTCTCAATCCCACCAGACAAATTGCTCTGCTGGTCTTTCAAAGCCCTATGTCCGCTCTCAGAATTAAGCCGATACCAGATATAGGCGCCACAAATCAGCGCAGTAATTAAAACTGTTGCCGCTGTTGCGATTGAGAGTCCAATTTTCAAGCCCTTTTCGTATTGTTTATCAGTCGCTATTGCTCCCCGTAACAAAAATCCTGCGATAGATAGGCCGAAAACTCCTGTGATAATAACGAATACCCATGCTCCGATTGTCATAGTTTATAAACCTCGCTTTTTTATTTTCCTAAAAATAGGTGCGCTGTTGTGCTCACTTACTTGCCATGGTAGAATGTGGGCGAAAGGGGTGTCTTTATGGGTTATCTTTGTCCGTACTGTAATCACACTTGTTTTGACAATGGAGAAATCACAACAACTTACTATCCTTCACACGATAGCGCAGATTTGCCAGAAATGAGCGAAAAGGATGCTATAACCAATGCTGTTCAACTTGATTTCAGTACTTGTCCAAACTGTGGAAAAACCGCCATTAGGATGATTCCGTATTGGAAAAATGGAAATATGAAATTCAGTTTTTCCTACCCTCCAACTATGGCAATCCACCTCCCTGAATATATTCCAGAGGCAATCCGTTCTGATTATGAAGAAGCTGTGTCCATAGTAGATCTAAGCCCAAAAGCGTCCGCTACATTGGCACGCCGCTGCTTACAGGGAATGATCCACGATTTTTGGAAGATTAAAGAGAAAAACTTAAATGCAGAAATCACAGCACTCAGAGGAAAAGTCTCTTCTTCCCAATGGAAAGCGATAGACGGGCTTCGCAAAATCGGAAACATTGGGGCACATATGGAAAAAGATGTTCAACTGATTATTGATGTTGACCCAGGAGAAGCAAAAAAACTAATCAAGTTGATTGAACTTTTGATTGAAAAATGGTATATTTCCCGATATGATGAAGAACAACTTTTCGATGAAATATCAAGTATGGCTGATGAAAAAGAATCTAAACGAAACTTAGGACCCAGTGGCAAGTAATTCCCCTTCCAAACTCCAGTATCGTGTTTGGATTCTGCAAGGATCTTCTTCAGTCCCCCTCCCCTCCAAGGATTTTGTAACAATAACCTGAATCACCTTTGCGCTGTCCGTCCCTCTGGGGCGGGCAGTTTTATTTCCTTCCATCCTCTCACCCCCTCACCATCCATAAGAAACGAATGTCATGTAAAAATGATAGCCCACCCAAGCCACCATAGCGCCTCGTCATTCTCTTTCTCATATTTAAAATGGGTGGCGGCTGTTGCACATAAAATATAGATTATAAACACAATCGTTTTAAAAACCGACACTTCAATCTCCTGTCGCTCCCGTCATGCTGGTAATGCGGCGGGGCATCTTTATTTGGTTGTCCTCCCTGCTATGCCGTGCTATACTGGCGGGGAAAGGAGGTGAATTTTATGAGTTTCCCATCGTTCAAAGATTTTCGTGAAACACTTACAGAAGAACGATTATCAGAAATTTTTTCTGATATATACCGAATAGATGTCATTGAAATAAATGGATTGACGCCAGAAAACATAAATGCTTTTATTTCAAAGCTTAGATATGACACGATCGGTGCTTCTATTAGTGCGTCTCTCGATCTGCTTGAAGCCTATCATGAGTGGCTTTCACAAGAACTTTCGGGTCAATATCTACCTTGATTTCTCCATTCCATCGCTGGCCCTGTAGTGCAAGTACAAGGTCAGCGATTTCTTTTGGCTCACCCGTAATTTTGATTTCTATTGGTTTCACCTCCACTCCACTCTATTTGCGTGTGCAGTTATTGTTGGCTTTGCTTCTGCTGCCCTCTATCATTGGAGGACTTCCTTTTCTCCGTTGGTGCTGCTGTCTTCTGAAAGAAGCTCGTCCACCGTGATGCAGAAATAATCGGCTACCAGTTTCAGATTGTCCACGCTGGGAGAAACCTTACCCCACTTGTAAACCGTCCCGAAACCAAGTCCGACAGCCTTCTCCAAGGCCGTGATGTTTATGCTGTTCTCCCGACAAAGACGCTTGATATTGTCAAGAATCAAGGTATCACCTCCGATTGGAATATCTTCTTGAATCGTCCCCCCCTTAGTGATATTATTGGGACAAAGGAGGGAGATATTTACGATTATGTTTTGGAAAAAACTATCAAGGTCCGAAATCCAATGTATCGAATCGAATATACGACAGCTCAAAGACAGCGAAAAATTGATAAATACAACTGTAAATCCAGCGGTGTTTTTTGGAAGGATCAATTTTACATTAGATTTGCTTCTTCATTTATCGCAATATGAAAAATACAAAATATTTAAAGGGGCTACTCCAACACATGACTACAATATAATATTGGAAAATATAGAGTTAACAGTCGATAAGTTTATAGATCGTGCATTGGAGAGCAATCAGAAGAAAATCGAGACCTTAAAAACAGATGGAGCCAAAAGAAGAAACTACGAAAAGTTTACGTCCGCATTGATTGCAGCGTTTGATTGCGCAAACACATTTTGGACTGGAAATGCTGGATTCCCTCACTATACTGGGCCTCTTTATACTTGGAAGAATTATGAAAGAGTAAAAGCGATTTATGAATCTTCCAGTAAATTTCTATCAGAAAAACAAATCCCTCCCTCCCAAAATTTCTTAAAATGAATTAGAAAACACCCTCCTTTTCCTTGACGGAAATCGGAAAATATGCTAACATTGAATTGCTGATACAATTACATATATTCCGATTAGGCCCGTATCATATAGGGGCTTGGTTTTTGTTACCCTATGCCTCTATTATATTAGCAAATTTACCGATTGTCAACAAAAATTTAGGAAATTTACTAATTATTTTCAAGGGGTGATTTTTTGGTCGACAGGATTAGAGAATTGTGTTCTTTAACTGGAAAATCTTTATTTTCTTTGGAAAAAGAATGCGGTTTTGGAAACGGGACAATAAATAAATGGGATAAAAGTTCTCCGTCTATAGACCGTGTGTCTAAAGTCGCAGCGGCGCTCGGAGTGACCGTCGGAGATATTTTGGGCGAAAAAAATACCGCCCCCATTTCTGAGGACGGTAAAGCTGAAATCTTATCTATTTTTGATTCCTTATCTCTTGATAGGCGTTCCAAATTGATTGAACTGGCTCGTCTTTATTTAGCCGATCAGCGCAAAAGCGAAGAAATGAAATAAAATCATTTTCATTATCCACTCTTTCGCAGAGCAATTCACCGCAGGTCATATCTCGTTCATCCATATTCCAGTTGCCCCTCCTCGTTCAAGAACATTTGTTCTAGTGATTTGATAATATCATAGCACCGAGGATAATATAAGGCAATCAGCAGATTTTCACAATTTTTTCCATTTATATTTTGTATTGACCTATATCTAGTGGTCTTTATTTTTATACCACAATTTTACTTTTTACGATAGGTTTTCATTCTAGTGAAAAGCCGCCGTCAGGAATCACCTGGCGGCGTGATCTTAGGAGGTGGAGCTATGCAACGAGCTGCATTATATATAAGGGTTAGTACAGAAGAACAAGCCCGGCATGGCTTGTCTCTGGAAGACCAAAAAAATAGTCTGACCCAATTTTCAAAATCCCATGGAATGAAGATTGTCGGCATCTATGAAGATGCTGGCATCTCCGCCAGAAAACCATATAAGAAACGCCCTGCACTCCTAAAACTTCTGGATGATTGCAGGGTTGGAAAAATTGATCTGATATTGTTTATAAAACTGGACCGATGGTTTAGAAATGTGGGGAACTACTATGCTGTTCAGGAAATCCTAGATCAATATGGTGTATCTTGGCAGGCGACACAAGAGGATTATGAGACGACAACCGCATCCGGGCGGCTGAAAGTAAATATCATGTTGTCCGTTGCCCAAGATGAAGCAGACCGGACCAGTGAGCGTATCAAATTCGTTTTTGAGGGAAAGCGGGCGCGGTTGGAGCCTCTTACCGGGAATATACCTTTTGGTTATAAAATTGAAGGAAAATCATTCAAAAAAGACGAATCCAAAGAGGCTCTTGTTAACGATTTCTTTAAGAAGTATTTAGCCTCCGGTTCCATTTCTAAAACTTCCGAATTTATCAGAGAAAAATATGGTGTTTTAATGAGATACCATCTTATTGATAAGATGCTGCGCAGCACTACATATTATGGGAAATATTACAATATGGACGGAATGTGTCCTGCCTATATCACTAAAGAAGATCATGAACAAATTCAAGCTATGCGGAGGAAGGTTGTCCGAAAGGCAAAGAATAATCGTACCTATCTGTTTTCCGGATTAGTGGTTTGCCCGGAGTGCGGCAACAGGATGGGTGCTCGTATTAACACAAAGCAGACGTATGTGTTCTACAATTGCAACGGACACTATACAAAGCAGAATGGATGCCAAAATCGCGTTAATCTTGGTGAAAGGAAAATTGAAGAGTATCTTCTTGCGACAGTAGCCAATAAATTTCACGAATACAAGGCCAACTTTTCCGCTCTCAAAAATGCGGAAATCAACAAAAGGTCACGTGCAGAAATCTCTGCTGCAAAGTCAAAGTTAAACAAACTGAAGGATTTATATTTGAATGATATCATCACACTAGAAGAATTAAAGACAGACCGTGAAGCATTGCTTGCAAAAATCAGTGATTTGGAGAAAGCCGCACTCCCTGAGCAAAAGCAAGACTTCGAGAGTATTGATAGGGTGTTAACCGAAAACTGGAAAGAATCTTACGACGGACTCAACCGCGAAGAAAAACGAGAATTTTGGAGAATTATTGTCAAAGAAATCAAAATATACCCTGATAGGCACATAGAATATTCCTTAAATGTGTGAAAAAAATTTCCAAAAGTTTATTACTTAATATTACTTCCTCTGTAGTTGCAGTAATATTATGTAATATAATCCCCGCCCTCATAAGAGAGCGGGGACTATCATCAGTGCTTCACGACAAACTCATAGTACCGGGCAAGCTTGTCAGGAGCGGCGTCCTGGTCATCCAGAAACGCTTTCGCAATTTCGGCATAGAAGTCGATGTTGCTGACATTGAGCTTCTTAGCAACTTTGCTGTAATCGGAATAGACCATGTTCATAGCAGCGTAGAACTCCGCAGGGTCGCAGTTGATTCCCCTCTGCGTCATGATCTGGTTGGTTTGTTCCAACGTCCAGTGAGGGCCGGTAGTGCCGTCTACATTCTGCATTGCGCTGGTCCACTCTTTCGCCTCTTCCTGTGTGAACGGTTTAGCTGAATTGGAATAGGAAGGTTTTCTGTTTTCCCATTGGCAGATAGCGTTGTAAGCGCCGCTGTAAGCGCTTAAACGTTCTGCCGTCCGTTCGCTCATTGGTTCAACCATGCATTCCGCAATTTTTAAAAGGAGCCATTCTCGGGAGCCTTCCCGCGCTTCGTTGGTGCCATTCATGGCGGCACCCCCTTACTCACGGTCCAGCTGTTCCATGCAGCGGCGGATAGCCTCACGCTCCCGCTCATTTGACACAGAGCCCATCATGTCCTCCAACTGGGCCATCATCTGCTCTTTTGCATCATGACGGCTGTAACCGCTTTCACGGCTGTAGCCGCGATTGCTGTAACCATCTCGGGAGTAGTGACCCCGGACATAGTGTTTTCCGCGATTGGCGTAGCTGGAACCGCGATTGTAAGACCCGCGCCCTTCCCAGTCTCCGGCCTCGGAGTAACCGCCATCTTCCTCCAGAGCACAAATTTTGTCAATGTTCTTGATGGTGTCGGTGAGCTTATGTGCCAGCTCCAAATCGCCAGCGCCCAGCTCTCCCTTCCGAGCTAGTTCTTCCAGCTCCATCTCAAACTTCTCTTTCAGCTCATACAGTGCTTTCATTTTGCTCTCTCCTTTCAGCATACACGCTCAACAATCACGTTGGCATTTTCCAGCTCAATCGTCTCTGTGGAGGTGTTTTTGACAGCCACTGTCACACAGCAGCCACGGGGAACCTCAATAAATGCGGCAGCAAATACATTGAAGAACTCATTAACTGCTGCAGGGGTGACAATAGCGGTCGCACTTCCAAGGGCCTCGCCCTCCACGGCGATAGCGACAGAGATGGGACCCACTGCCCCGCCGGTCGGGATGGCAATATTCCCGCCAAATACCACCTTGTAACGGGCACGGCACTGATTGGTCATCCCCCGCAGAGTGATGATGCCAGAACCTTCCCGATGAACGATACAATTGGAGCCGGAAACGGGCGTTTCGCTGAAAACTGCATTCCCATTAGCCGCGATCTGCTGAACAAATACTCCGGTAAATTCAGCCATAAAATCAATCCTTTCTCATAAAAGAATACGGCGGAGCCATTGCCCCGCCGCGTTGTTGTAGTATCGGCACGGGGCCGAACATTCCGGTCATGCCGGAAAGCTGATGTATTTGGTTTTAGCAGCCGCAACCGCAGGAGCTATAGCACCCACAACCGGCATAAGGGTTCGGAACCTGATAGGCTGGAACGGGACACGGACGGAGCTGGTTGACCAAGTAATTGTTCTGAGCCTGCTGAGAAGCCGCCAGCCGCAGAGCCTGATTCTCGTCCCGCAGGGCCTGAGCCTTATCCGCCGCAAGGTAATCAATGATGCGATCTCCCACGCGGTCAATGGCTTGCAGGGTGTTGCAATTCATCTGCTGGGCCTCGAAGCGCGTCTGCATGGTGGACTTCTCAATGTCACAGCAGCAATTCTGAATCTGGTTCTGGATGGCAGTGGTGTTCATCACACCCTGGGTAGTGTTCGCCTGGATCATCGCCTGTGTCGCATTTGCGTTTTGAAGCGCGTCATAGCGATTGGTGCAGCAACAGTCTGCAATCTGTGCCTGCAAAGCGTTGTTGCCCTGCATGATTGCCATCTGGGTTGCGTTGCCGTTGGTCAAAACAGCGGTGTTTAAACCGTTGATCTGCTGTGCGGTAGTGTAAAAACCGTCGCAAAGACCCTGCTGAACAGTGTCCAGCTTGCGCTCTACCTGGGCGAAGTCAGAGGCGAGGACATAGTTGTCGATTGCGCCGGAGCCGGAGGGGGTTGCACCGTTTCCATTGCCGCCCCAGTTGCCGCGATTCCAACCACCGGCGAAGATAAACAGGAACAGGATAATAATCCACCACGAGCCATCGTTACCCCAGCCCATGCCACCGCCGCCATTGCCGCTCGTAGAACCAGCTGGAACCACAGGCATGGTAAAGGGAGTTTCAGAATTAAGAGACATGTGATTTCTCCTTTCAAAATTTGTTTTCTATGCTAAATCGTGGCCACGATTCAAGCCTATTGATTGCTCATCATTTGCTGAAATGCTCTTGCCATTCCCTGCAATTCGTTGAATTGCGCCTGGGTCATCTGGCCGGAGTTGAGAAGCTCCTGTACTTTCGCTTTTGGGTCACCCTGAAAAGTTTGGCGGAATTCCTTGAACTGTTGGAGCATTCCCATCATGTTTCCCATAGGGCCGGGGAGATTACCGCCGCCCATAGCGTTGAAAAACGGATTACTCATCGTTCGCGGCCTCCTTCTTCGCCTTTGCGATTTTTGGCGTACTCAGAGCGTCCACACGGGCCGCTAGAGCGTCCAATTGCTCACGGGTGGCATATTCCACTGCCGGGGCCTGCGAGGGCTGTGCAGGGCTTGCAGGAGCATTTGAGGCGATTCTTTCCACCAGGTCGTAAATCTTGGTAGTGGGCTTTCCAGAGGCGTCAGCCTGTTTGAGGTAGATCACCGGCGCGGTGCTGTCCCACAGGGCAACGGCACTATTGGGGGCTACCGGGTACTCGAATGCCGCCTGCCCACCGGGAACCCACACAATCTGTGTGTTGTTCTGCTGGGGTGGTTGTTGCATATTTTGCAGCGGCTGGGGCTGATACTGCCCAACCCTCAGCTGTGCCATCTGGTCAGGCATAGGCGGCTGATAGGGTTGATAGGGATTGTAGTAAGACGGATAACCATAAGCCATGAATTAATCCTCCTTCATCCAGTAGTACAAAACGATCTCATTCCCGCTGTCCCAGGTGTCATATATAATAGAATCCTGAACGCAGACCACATGTCCGGACAGAGCAAGAATATAGGTCCCATGAGGGTTCTCTGCTGCGAAATCCGCTACGGACATATCATCTCGGACAATGTCCCTCTCGAAGCCCTGCCTGCGCAGATACGCTCCCCACACGGCGTTGCTTGAAGGCATATCTTTGAGCAGGTTCCCTTCAATGCAGAGATTCCAATAGGTAGCGTCCCAACTTTGGCCCAGGGCTTTAGAAATCGCTCTGACTGTGCAATCTCCAACATTGCGTCCGGCTGGGTTTTCGTTGTAAAATTCAAACCGCATATTCACGCCGGTCATCGAACAACAATTCCTGCTGCCGGATGAACGCCTCCAATTCCGAAAATTTCCCCTCTGCCGCATATTGAAAACAGGTGTCAGCGGCGTTGGATGTGGTCCATCCGCAGGCTACCAGCCGCTTGACAAGCTCAGACCCATTCACAAGCAAAATAACACGTCCTTTGCAACAAAAATAAGGAGTCCGTGAGGAGGGCGGCGACGTGTACCAACCCTTGAATCCTCACGTCCTCCATGTCTATATTGTCGCATAAAAAATCCCCGCATGGGTGGCAATCCAGCTGGAATTATGTGTGGCTTGTGTGATTTATTTTGAAAATTACTTGACACATCTCAAAAATTTTCATATACTAGTACTGCGGAGATGGCTATAAAGCCTGCCTCTGCCAAGCTACGAACATGGGGGGTTGCGCTTATGCGTAGCTCCCCACAAAACTTTTAGGTGGGATAGATATGTTAAGGGGCGCTGTCTTTGTAGACCATATGAATTTTAATATCGCCGTAGGCGACTACTACAATTCTCTCGGGAAAAAAACGCCAAATTTGGATTACAATACGGTTTTTTGCGGCGTAGTCAGCTTGATCCCCGGCATCAGCTATACAAAAACTACGATTTTCGCGCCAGAGCCGGACTCCTTTCTTATGCAAGACCCATATCTTGCAAAATACTACAAATGGGTACAGGGTATGAGAAACGCAAGATATCTGGACGTTGTGGAAGGGCGGTATATTGGACGCCCCGTGATTGACACGGCCCCCATGGACATCAGAGACAAATCCACATATTATAAGGTCGAAAAAGGCACGGACATCAATCTGGCTATTTACGCACTCAGCAAGGCATACAACAATGCGTATGACGTTGCCTTTGTTCTCAGTGCAGACACAGATTACATCAGTCTTTACCGACAACTGAAAATGATTGGAAAGCTGGTTGTGGCCGTAGCGGTCAAGGGTCAGAATTTGCGAAAGGTCATCCCAGAAGTAGATGATTATCTTATTTTGGATGATACCTTTTTCTCTCAATACACTAGATGAAAAGAGCCGGGGATTACCCGGCTCTTTCTTTTTGTTTTAGCCGTTCAGCTGTCCGCTGGACCTCCTGCATAATGTGAGGCAAATGGTGCGAAACCGTTGACCGTTCCCACCCGAGTTCCGCCGCGATGTCCACTTGCGGACACTTCTCAACGATATATCGTCGGGCGATCAATTCATCATCCCGGTGTAGGGCAGCTTCCCGGATGGCTGTTTCCAATTCTGAGCGCAAGAGGTCCGCTAACTCTGGCGGCAGCTTCACTCTTGCGCTCATTGGTTCACGTCCTTTCAGGTGTTCAGGCTTTTCCGAATTTCTGATGATACCTGTACAGCATCACGGCAAACTGCCTGCGGGTAACGGGCTGGTCCAGCATCATGTCGCCGTTCGTGTTGCCCAGCATAATGCCGTTCTCCTGCACCCACTGGACCGCCAGATCACTTTCAGAAGGATTGTCCACAGTTTCCTCCTTCCAGGCAATCCCCAGATAGTTCAGGATGCCCTTTGCTTCCGCTTCCGCTAGTTTTTGCCGGTATGCGGAGTTTTTGAGATTTGCGGTGTCTGTTTGATTGGTGTGGAAGCCATGCTCGATCAGAACAGCCGGAGCCACGGTGCCTTTCAAGACATACAGCGACGAGTCCGCCACAATCGGTGTAGACCTGACAGTAATTCCGGCGTCTTTGACGGCCTCCAGGATATCCTTTGCCGCCTTATAGCCGCTCCCGCTGGTCTTATAGACATATGCGCTCCAGCCAGAGGCAGAAGACCAGCCTCCATCTCCAGCGGCGTTGCTGTGCAGGCTCACGAACAAATCCAGGTCTTTGATGGCGTTTGCAATCGCACACCGCTGCGCAAGGCTGACTTCCCCGCCGCCAGTCCTGGTCATGGTGACGGCAATGCTATGCCGCTCCAGGATGCTCTGAATGCGTTTCCCCATGTCCAGGGCAAACTCATGCTCATAATAGGTTCCGTCCGGGCTTTTGTTGGCGAGGTTTCCCGCGTCATGGCCCGGGTCCAGGACCACCTTCTTCTTTCCCACAGTTGTCTCCCCTTTCTTGAGATAGACCAGAATCAAATCATGCACGTTCCTGCTGCTCTGGATGACCGCTCCATTGAAATAACACTGGCTGGAGCCGCCGCTATCCAGCATAACCGCGGAATCCCATCCTGCCGCCGCCAAATCGTCTCTGAGGGCTTCCGGCGTCCGGGTCATACTCCCTCCGTCCCTCGTACAGTACAGGGCCAGAGAGCCGCCCTTGACGCCAATGGCAGAGCGCCCACGTTTGCCGCCCTGCCCCTCGTCATAGATCAATTTGGAGAGTGGCTTTCCGGAAACAATCAGCGGTGTGCAAGTGATATAATTGCGCTGAGAGGCGTCTGGCAGCGTGTCCATAGAAATGTCCGGCCCATCATTCCAGGAGTAGCCGGAGACTGTGTAATCCGGTTTGCAGAGTACCTTCCCGTCTGCTTTCAGGTGGCAATTAGGTACAAACGTGCTCATGTTGTAGAGCGTGCCGTTGAGGATGTAATCCGCCCCGGTCTCCCTCTGAATTTGAGAGAGAGACCGGCGAGCGGTGTTGATGTAAAGCTGGATGCGCTGGATCTCTTTCAGGGGGATTGTTACCGCCAGATGGTCAGGCATTTCCACCACTCCCCAGCTGCTTGAAAACCTGATTTGCACCGGTAGCCGCCAGGCCAGACACGATGCCGACAGCCGCAGCGGTGATGTAATCCGTGGCGGGGAATTCTGGCATAATGAACATGCCCGCAACACCCAGAACGCCGCCAAACACTCCGCAGACAATGGGAATCCACTTGTTGTCAAGCCCGGATGCCTTCACGCCTTGCCCGATCAGCAGGCAAATGACGGTGATTGCCGCCACACCGGTGATGCCGAGAGAAGAAACATCCATAGATTAAACCCTCCCATGGTCCTTGTCGTAGTCCGCCATAGACTTGGGCTGATACTTGCAGGACCCGTCCTCGGCATAGATGTACCGCAGAGCGCCCTTCACCACTTCCTGGCCGTGATACTTGGGCCGGTTGTACACCATATCCTTTTCGGGGATGTACTTGTCGATCTCCTCCTGCCACGCGACAGCGCTGGTGAAGGTGTGCATGGAGGCCCACCAGGGAGTCTCAACGGGAGCGGGAATAAAGCCCTCCTCCATCTCTTCCTTCGTCCAGCCGCCTCCAGGGTTCTTGTTCGGGTCCAGAGAAAAGTTCGCGCCAGCCTCTTTCAGCTTCGCGTTGGCTTCCTCCAGGGTGATCTTACCGGCCTTGTACTGCTCCATGATGTCGTTGATAGTCTTGTTCATAATATGTACTTCCTTTCTTTTTTACAGCCCGATTCGGGCCAGAATAAACGTAATCACTGCCGCTAGGACCGCCCAAATCACTTTATCCACAATGGAATCCCAGCGCTTCTTTGGGCTGGCCTGTTCTGTCTCCTGCCATGCGATCAGCTTGTCCAGCTTTTCCATGATGTTGTCATACTGCTCATTCCGGGCGGCCTCTGCCTTTTCCAGGTCTCGAATCCGGTCAAACAGTTTTCCATGGGTGTCTCTTGCCTGTTCCTGTAATTTTTCCATCTGCTTTTCTAGCATGTTTGCTTTTTGCAGGCCCAAACAATCCCGCTGTGGGTCTATGATACATTTTTCATTACTCATGGGCAGCACCGCCTATCTGTGGTATAGTCTTTTTGAGGTGATGATATGGATATGGATTTGTATAAAGTTACCGTGATCTGCTCAAAGTGTGGACGAATGGCCCCTTTCACTCTGCCAGATGGTTCCAATATATGGGGTTCTTGGGACTGGCATCATCCCTGTTCCTTTTGCGGGAAAACTGCATGGGTTGCCCACGAACCGGGCCGGGACTGGAAAACTGGGAAGCCGCTGGACCCTTAAGGTCTGGCGCGCATACTTGATCTCGCTTTTTATGAAAAAGCCTGTGTGATTTGCTTGTTGAAAATGTATGGACATTACGCCACAAAGATTTCATGTTACTTTGTATACTCTCACATCAGTGCCAGGAGCATTCATATCGGTAACATTTCCTGATAATGTCAGATATGAGCTATATTTCATATAAATTAAGGTGCCCTGCACGGCATTGAATGAGTCTCCACTTGCTGTACTAGGGGTTACTAATACACTAGTCTGAATAAGATAGCCTGCATTCAAAGCTGTAAAATATATACGAATATTATCAGATATACCTGAATTTGTAATCGTGATCCTTTTCACAGCTGGCGCTTTAACAGATAGTGTACCCACAACATTAACACCGGACACGCTTGTAAATGTCTTTCCACTCGTTACATCTGCCGCAGTAGCGGTTCCCAGGTTTGCAAGCATATCACAAACTTCTGCCGTGCCAGTGATTATTTCACCGCTGCTATCTATGGCCTGTTTTCCGGCAGCTAGATTCTCCGCTGTTGCTGGATTAGACAGCTCTGGAAGAGATGTACCAATGATCATCTGATTTGCAATCATGTGTCCTCCTTCATCATGGGAGTTTTTGAAGACGGCAGCCGATGTTATTGCTTGTCCCTGCAGCGGAATTCTGTCCATTTAGATGGAATGCACCGTAATCATGGCTTTGTCCATAGGAACCACCAATAAGCAGTACAGCTCCATTTGCATTGTAGAAACATTTATCACATACGAAAGTGCTCTCGCTCCCAGACACCGCGTTTGGGTACAATGCGTATTCATAGCCCTCTGCCGTTGGATTCGTCCAGGCAGAAATAAAGCCGATAGACGTAGCCCTCTGCCCTACCAGCACCCCGTTTTCTGCATCACTAAAGTTATCAGGGTTTTTAATGCAGTACACATTGGCACCCGAAAAGTAAACACCATCACAAATGGTGACTGCATTATCCCACAAACCTTCGATATGACGGTACTGACAGCATCCGTATGTGTCGCGACTAGCTGCGCTGGTGCCTGTATGATACACCATAGCGTCCGTCAAACCCATATTAAACATCTGTTTGTTGGGGGAGCAACCGTAGCCGATGGTGGCCTGGCTGTTCCAGTTGGCGTACTCCACCAGGTAGAGCATCATGATCGTCCAGTACATGGCGAAGTCGTACTGCCAGATGGTGCCCCCCAGGTTGTGGATGGAAGTTCTCGCCGTGGCTTTTGTAATATTTCCTAGCGGTTGGCTGCCGGCTTGGGATTTATAGGACATGCTGCAGTGGTAGCGGCCCACATACACCACGTCCCGCTCTCCATGGCCGTCTCCCCGATCCGCGTGGGCGGGAGAGACGTGAAATCCATCCTCCGGCCCGTCCGCGATCTGCAGTTTCATGGTGTTTCCGCTGCGGGTCCACTTGTACCAGTATTTCGGAATTTTCACCAGTGTGCCCGCCACAGCATCCTCCTCAATCACCATGCCGCTCCATGGCATGAGGTTGTCAAAGGGACTGCTGCCGTTGCCGTTGTTGACTGCGGGCGATGGATTTCCAAAACCGGCTGCCTCGTCTGTCCTCGTCCATGTAGTAGCCGCGCTTCCATCCCATTCCGCTCCATAAATATGGGCTGTTGGCGCAGGAGGCTCCGTGCTTTTCACATCAGTAATAACTATATACAC